AAAGTTATGCTTCCATTCCTACTGGATTAGCTTACTGTTACTGATGTTTTCCTATATTAAATTGTTAAAATATTAAAGTTATGCTTCCATTCCTACTGGATTAGCTTACTGTTACTGATGTTTTCCATATTTTCCCAGCCCATTTAACGTCTGGCTTGTAATCCACCGAACCCCCACCTAAAGATGTCCCAGTCGAGGAGCTGAATGGCGGAATCTTTAGGAGTGTAACAGAACCTGAACCAAAAGTGGCACCACCACTTGAAGTGAGTGCAAATGGTGCTGATACGTCTGTAGGCCATGACACGTCAACATTGCTCCATACATATTGCATACGTCCTGTAGTAGAAGAATCGCTCACCCAAAATAGGAGATAGTTGCCTGCAAGTCTTATAAATAGCCATGTTGTAACTCCATCATCGGTATTGACATCTGTTGGTGTGGCTAGTGAAAACTCGGCAACATAGTCATCTAGGTCTATTATTGCTAGCTTAGTGTACTCAGCTAGCCCCTTGACCCTGACACGAGCAGTCTGTGTGCCTGTATCAACGTCGAGAGTGGCATCAAATGCTGCTGCATCGGCACTTTCTTTAGCAGTCACATCTACAGACCCCACAAGCTCTACATTGCCACCTATTTCCCGCCTAACACAGGCACTAATTTCATAAGATGCAGCATCATCTGCATAATCAACCCCAAGATAGTGACCACCTGCTGTAACGTGGGCTTTAATATATGCTGTCTCACCCTCTGCAATGGCGTAGTCCTCTAGTGTTGTCCAATTGTCATCGTTCGTCGTCAGTGTCACTTCATCCGCAGCATCAGCTAATGCCTGAGTGGCATCGCCTTGGGCAGCTACGGCTTTGCCATCGGCTGTAGAAGCATCAGCTAATGCCTGAGTGGCATCGCCTTGGGCAGCTACGGCTTTGCCATCGGCTGTAGAAGCATCGGCTAATGCCTGAGTGGCATCGCCTTGGGCAGCTACGGCTTTGCCATCAGCTGTAGAAGCATCGGCTAATGCCTGAGTGGCATTCGATCCAGCAGCACTAGCTTGAGCAGCTGTTACGGCATTTGGGCCACCTGTATCAAGACCTTGGTCTGTACCTTGTACATGTAAAAGAGCATGACCATGATCTCCAGTAGCAGCCTGGAAGCCACCTGTCCCAAGAGTATGGTGTAAAGATGTCAATCCCAAATCAGTATCAGGGGATTCATGAGTGTAAGCCATAGATAATTTGGATGTACCATCCGCTCCTGTATGAAGATGGCCAACTGCTGAAGCTCCTACATCACCATAATCAAGAGTAACAGCTCCAGTTGCCCCATTAACCGACACAACAACAGCAGAAACTAACAATTCTTGATAGTCAGTCATTTGTTTAGGTGCAGGAGTGTTATTTAAAGAAAAATAAGTCTTACTACTATCCGTTCGAATAACAGCATCACCCTCTTCTGTTGTCAAGGCAAGCTGAAGTACTTCAGAGGCAACAACGTATACTCGGGTAATTGCTAAAGGAGGAAGCTGTGCTGTTGGAAGAAGTGTATTAGCGTCCAGAGTAGCAACACCATTGGCTGCACCTTTCTCAGCTACAGGAATCCCACCACCTGCGCCTCCTCCAGCCACTACATCTGAACCACCAACTTCATGAGTTTTATGGTGGGGGGCTGGTGCTGAACCATCCCCAGGGTAATTTGATACTGCCATTTTATCTCCTATTTCGAATATTCTAAAGTTGATCCACGACCATCATTCTGAAAATGGATGTCAAATTCTTTCAACAAAGCATCCCCTGAATATGGATCAGTTGCACCAAAGATACCACTGGCATCAGATGTATCCCGATACAGTTTAATATCTATAATGGCACTAAGACCAATGGTCGAAGCATTAATAATTGGAAAATTGGACAATTGAACAATACTTCCTGCTGTATATGTGAATTCATGGCTGCTCAAAGCAATGGGCCCCTGCCATGCTCCTGGAGTTGCCCCATTATCGTAAATTCGATAGGTTATCAGAAAATTAGGGATGTTGTTTTGGTTTTGTATCCAATGAAAATGGGGGTGTAAATCAGTCCCTTGAGACCAAGTATGTGGCATTTGGCCAGTTAAGATGAGGAAGTCCTTAATGTAACGGGCATTAGCCCGGAAATCTTGTCCACCATCTGTAAGGTTAACAACAATCCGAAAACGAGAACCCCCTAATGTTGAACCCACAACTGGGAACCGAAGGTCATCCCATTTCAAATCAGTAAAGTCAGTATGAGTATGGTTTCCAGCAGCAGCTTGAGTTGCAGTCATTCCTATCGTATGATGGAGGGAAGTAGTTGCAACATCGGTATCTGCATTTTGATGAGTTTCACTCTGGTCCAAAATAGGACCATTAGCAGCTCCAGTATGGTCATGTCCAGATACCAGTCCCGCAGCTGTACCACTTGCATCTGCACCAACGTCTACAGAAGTAGGCATCTTATGAACATGGTTGGAAGCCGAAGGCTTCGTAGCATTACCAGCTGCTGCAACCCCTAAATCAGAAGCTGGTGTAGTTCCTTCAATAGTATGATGGATCGAAGCCTGAGTAATATCTGTGTCTGGGGACTCATGAGTATTTACTTGGATTAGTTGTGGCCCATTGTTCCCAATTCCATCATGAGTATGGGCAACCGGAGGATAAACTCCTGTATGAAGATGATTACCTGCTGCTGCCTTAGTTGCTGTCGTTCCAATGGTATGATGCAATGAAGATGTAGCAGCATCTGTGTCTGGGGATTCATGAGTATTAGCCTGAACCAATTTAGAGGACTGATCAGCAGCTCCACTATGAGCGTGGTCAATGGCTACTCTGTCATTAGACAATCGAGCATCAGTATTATCTACTAATTGGTTAGCTGCACTTGGGGCAGTCCCACTGGTTCCAACCAGGGCAGCTTTTTGGTCAGCCGTCGGAAGATACCCAACCTGAACTGTCGTAATATGCTGATAATCCCCAGCTGCCCCACCAGAAATATTAAGAGTGTCATCATGGTCAAGCACACTATCAGAAGGTAAAATAGCTCTCCAAGCACTTCGGGCTCGGCCTGCTGCCACTCCCTGTTGAGCAAGTATACCACCAACCAGAAGTCCAAAAACAGATATAATGTCAGGTACATCTGTTGGTATTGGAGCTAATTCAGCTTCAGCTTCGGTGTCATACTGGTCACTTAGAAGAATTGTAGACCCCTCCTCGTTTTGATGACGGTAAATCCAGTTGACTACGTATTTTCCAGCACCCAATCCTTGGATATTCGTGCCATCATCGTATTGGGTATTTGAGTATTGAGTAACCAGAAGCCCCGTCCACACACCAGCAGAATGATAATACAGGTGCGTGTGGTCTGTGGTGGAGTCATATGCACCTAATGTCGAAAAGTTTCCACCATTCCATGCAATACCTTCTGAAATCAGCACCGTTCGGGCTGCACCAACACTAAGATCCAACCCACTTTGTCGGGCAATCCTGTCTGTTTTCACCAATCGCTGATGTAACCGATTAGAAAGTCCTATCCCCATAGTGCCCCATCCAAGGTTATGGATAGTGTCATCAGCATCTCTGTATATTGAATAGTAAGGAATATATGTGAATTCATCAATTAGTGTAACATCGATAATGACATCAAAAACAGGTGTACCTGCATTGTATTTTCCGACAATATAGCTTTTCCCGTAAGGTAGTGCAGGAATTGCACCTACCCCCGTTGTCCCACCAGTCAAAGTGTAGATATCTACTTGATTAAACCCGTCATCAACACTCAACCAAACTGTTTCATTGGAGAAAGTAACTGAACCATCCCCATTGTCTGTCAAACCACCGTTACTGATGAACCCATTAGCTTTAAGATAGTCGATGTGGGGGAGATTAGCTTTTTCATCAACCGTTGGCAACGTTGCATGAGTATGAGCAATGATGGCAAATGTGGTGTCTGAATAGTTTTTCGTTGCAGCATCCTGAGCCTGAGTCGGGTCGGTCACACTGGAGATTCGATGAGAACCTAAATCCAGGCTTCCTGTCCCTTTTGGAGCCAAGTTAATTATGATGTTTATGTCAGTTCCGTCAGCCCCTAATGTTGTCCCTGTTAGGGTTAATTGGGCAGCAGCCATATTTGTATTAAAAGAAGTTCCTTGGAAGACCCCAGCCTGAATGGTGCCCGTCGTGGAAATGAGGCCATCAGCGGCAATCCTGAGCCGTTCTATGGATGTTGTAGACCCTACTGGAGTATTTTTGAACACTATTCTAGTCGGTGCTGATCCTGGAGCAGGAACCCCATCCATATAACTATTGATTTGACTGAGTTCATACCAATCATCAGTGTACCCAAAGAACTCAAGACCCCCAATACCATCACCATCTTGGACTGTGGTTGGTATTGATAAAATCCCCCGTGACCGAGCAACTGCAAATGAAGGGTTAACTATTAAATCCGTGGCAGATTGAAGGAGGAGATTCTTCGTTTCAGATTGACTATAGAAAGATGCTAATGAAGAAGTAGCAGAATCGATGGCAGAGCCTGCAATACGTTCAGAAACCTGGAATAAGTTGTTCCCTGCTAGTGGAGAACCACCAATCTGAGTTTGACCTCGGGGAGTGATGGACATAACTGGGATGGTATCATTAGCAGCCGTATAAATACCAATAGCAGGAACAGCCGATGGGTTTACTGAAGTCATTTGAGGGGTATCCACCAAACCAGGCGGATTCGTTGTGGAACCTACTCGTACCCAATAATATGGACCCATCCCACCGACAATGGTTTCATCCCAGTCATCACCTGCGCCACCTGGGTCAAATCTGTCCCATTTTAAACGACCTTCTTTTGTGTAGTTTGAGGTAGCATCCTGAATCAGAGTGATTGTAGCCCAACCAAGCCCATTCCAGTATTCGACCCGAGTTGTCCAACCCACCACACCAACCTGTTGGAATAGAAGCCCACAAGCTCGGAACTTCCGAGGCATAGCCAGATATGTCCAGTTTTTCGTCCTATCAACAATTGAGGCATTAAGGAAAGTGAATGCCGTACCTTCACTTGTGGCTGCCTCAACCGTATTGTCGGTAAAAACTGCCTCATCTTCAGTGTAAGATACGACACCGAAGCTTTGTGAGAAAATCGAAAATAGGTCCGGGGCTTGATCATCCACATTTCGAGGATTAGAGTCAAATGTCCGATTAATGGACATTCTACCAACATCACTGAGTGTCATAATATCTACATCTGTGTGGGCATTGTAGATACCGAAAATAGCATCGTTTTCTCCATACCATGTATATAATTGCCAAGTGTCATGACCTTCAGCATCAATCCATGTAATTCCACGTTCTGTTCGGTCATTGGTATCAGCTTTGAGATGGAGATGAAGGGACATGACCCAAGACCAGGCAAACCCAGCAGACCAATCTACAGCAGCATTAACGACAATATTGTTATTATCAGTTTTTTCATAAATTTGTTGGGTTTCACCGTTGGCAGTGATCGTATCCCACAGATTCAGGTTAGCAAAAGCATTCCCTGTTGTGGTCACAAGCGTTGAAGAACCTACGGTAGTGACAGTTCCTACCCCAGCCACACTACCAACATTTCCCATGTCCCGAGTACCATCAGTTAGCAAGTAATTTACGTGGCCGTGATTTCCAGCGGCAGCCTGATTGGCCGTTATACCTACCGTATGGTGAATAGAAGCAGGGGCTGAGTCCGTATCCACGGATTCATGAGAATTGGCTTGTATCAGTTTCGTGGTGCCATCAACACTATCATGAATATGGCCGTCCATTGTTTCATTGATAGTAACCTGAGCCGTTGTCATCAAACCACGGGCTGTGTTGGTAGCATTCGGTAATTGGTCATTGCCCGTCAAATGGGCATCTACGTGTTTGGAGAAATTCCGTGTCAGGTTACTACCTGTATCTGTAATGGTTCCCAGTTGGTCACCACCGTCCATCAAACATGCATTTGCAGCTGCATCAATAGTGATGTCACCCAGAACACCCGAAGCATTGAGATCGAACTCACATCCAGCACCTACAATCATGTGTCGAGTAACTAAACTTTCGGAGCAGGTTAGGAATGCCGTTCCTGAAAGAGTTACATCTTGTTCGACACCCCACGAGAAAATGTTATCTCCACCTGCTTCACCTGAAAATGTAAGGCTCTGCATTTTCATGTTTTTGCCATACACATATTTTTCGGAAGTATTTGCAGGTGTGCCAGCTGTGTCTGCCGAGTTCCAAGTGGCTGAGACCCCTGCAATAATTATTGAATTTGACAGATTGATCTTATTACAGTTTATGATTGTGACAGGAGCTGTACTTGTAATGTAGGATTGGGTGTCTATATACGTGGTATTTATATTTCTGAAATAAATCGGAATGGTTGCAGGGTTGATAGCAAGGACGGCACAATGCTCGATGTACGTATTGAATGAGAAATCCGTTGTGGTGGCCGTATTGTCGCCCTTAACACCCAAAAACCGAACAGGGGGGCTGGTGTTTGCAAAACCACTCAAAAAGGAAATGCCCCAAACTCCAGCAACTAATGGGCCAGCATCACCTTGATTTACCAAATCTGCATAATTTCCAGTAGTATTGTAAACCCCAAGAGATAAAGCCGTGGCATTTGTGACAGTTAAGCCACTTCCAGTTGTTGCTGCTACTATAACTGTTTGGGCATTACCCCTGCTACGAAGATGGACTCCATCTTCGTGAATAACTATATTTTCATCATATGTTCCAGGTTCTATCAACACTACCATAGAATTTGAACTTGTGGCAGTTAATTCAGCATGGGTCACACCAGTTTGAATAGTTTTGAAAGGGAACGTTGGGCTACCATCTTCCACATATACATCTACTCGGTTTTTATCAACATGAACGGTGTTTGGTTCAGCCAATGCTTGAGCCCCAATCCGTCCAGCATTAGCTGCCGACATTAAACCTTTTTGAACAGTGGTGGCCAATTGAATTTGATCCCCACCAGAAATATGTGAAGCTGCATGAGGAGCAGCAGGAATACCTGTTACTTCATCATCACCACCAGCTTCATGACTTTCAGCATGAGCTTCGGGTTCACCGCCTTGTGGGGGGTATGTTTTGATTGGATCATCAGCCATTTTATCACCTCAATTAAGGTATTAACCCCAGCTCCAGACGACAGAAGCCGTAGCCCCGATTCCCATCCCTGAAGTTGTAGCTTGAAATTCGTACCATCCATAATCATCCACATTAACTTCGGCATTAATGGCCGTGGAAATAAGGCTTCTCCAAGGACCTTCTTTTTGTCGTCCTCGAATAGATACAACAGCAGCTCCGGTTAATGCAATGATGAACAAATGCCGAGGTTGTTTTCGGCCAACATAATATGCGGGGCCGAATGTATCGACGATAACATCCAGAATTGTCCGTTGTCTAACTTGTCTTGACATAATGTCCTCCTTAAACGGATAATGCAAGAGATATAATAAGCATCTCCTGCATTATGGAGCTTATAGCAAGATTAATCAAAAAGGACTTGAACGGTTAATCGAAAACTAAGTATTTGGTTGGTCATATCGGACTTTTTCTCCGTCAAACCACCCCAACTTACCTGTAACAGTTGGAAGTCCCTTCTGGATGTCTTTACGGGAACTGTGGGCTATCAGTTCTTTAGAGTACTTAGGAGGAACCCCAGAAGCAGCGGTTAAAGTGATATGAGCTATCCGACCTGATCTGAGTTTAAACTTGCTAGGAAGCTGAACGAGGGCAACTTGGGCTTTATCATCTTCTACATAACCAATGATTTTCAGAGGAAATGATTTCCCCAGAGGAAGTTTCTCCAACTGAGGATCCCCACCATCTTGAAAAAACCAGATAGTCATATGATCGGTATGGATGTTAGGATGTTTTTTTCCGAATTTCTTTAATAGTTTTTTCTGTTCCATCAGGGGCAGAAAAAAACCCAGGTAAACCACTCCAAGGTGATTGGCCTGTTTCAGTATCCATCGGCGGATAAGTTTATCAGTGGGATTAAGCATATTAAGGAACAACAGCTATCTGCCTGACTGCTATTTTAGCAATAATTAAGAAAACAGATGAGACAATACCCCCACCGATCAGACTCCCAATGGCAATGTAAACCTTTATTTTTGTGCTCGTCATGATACTTTCGTTACCCACTGCTTTCAGGTCTTTTTTCACTATTGCCATGTCAGTTTTCAGAGTTCGAATGTCCGATCTCATTGTAGCTGTGTCAGTTTTTACGGAAGAGGTACAAACTATTGCTTCCGCTGTTTTTTTACTGATGATATCTTTCAATTCATCCTTAACTGTGTTGATCCTATCAATAGTTTCTACACGGTAATCAGTTTCTTTTTCTTGAATCTTTTCCAAGGCATTACTGAGATTTTCAATGTTTTTTACTAAAGTGTAAATAAATTCAGCATTCAATTGTGGGTTCTGTTCATCAGTATTAATCATTGAGGGTATCCTTTATCTGCGGGAACTGTTATACAATACAACCAAGTATCAACTAGAGCTTTTGCACTATGTTTCACATTAGGTAGGAAAAAAACAGGAACACTACCTGGAATTAGTATTTGTTCTTTCTTATCCTCTCCAATGAAAAATATAATTTTGCCTGTATATGCAATGGCAAGTTCCGATTCCTCATGACGATGTTCAGGGAAAAGAGTTCCTTTTGTTATGAATATTCTTTGACTGGCAATAAGACCCTCACCGTCAAAATAAGATTTTAAACCAAAACATGTTCCACCTCCAGGAACCTCGTAATTAACGAAGCCATCAGGATTGTTAAAGTGGTTGGGGGGACATAATCCATCAAGGAGCCGGGGGGCAAGAGCTTGTAATTTTTTTAGATCAGGGTTTGAATTAGACATAATATCTCCTAGTGATTTTCAAAAAACTACTTTCATGTTCAGACCGATTAGCCAGGGTCTGTAAAAGTGCTCTATTTGGTAAACAATTAATTTGATAGCAGGCATATAAAAAGCCCCTTTAAGTTAAGGAGTCGCAACTCATCTTCTCACTTAAAGGGGCTTATTGAAACTTTAACGAAGAATTAACCGTTTGCAGCTAAATATTCTTCAACTATGGTTTGATGTAAATTATTCAGGAAATTGATGTCGGGAGTCTTTGGAAGTTTACACATCCCTGACTCATAAAAGCTATCCAACTTGGCATCCATTTCTTCCGAAAAATCAATGAGTTGATCATAACTCCAAATGCCTTCATTACGAATCGCCAAAAGTTCCTCCGCATCAGGACGACGGACATTCACTTCACCAGTGGTCAACATCTCATAACCCTGTCTCATAAGTCGTATAAGATGGGCAGCGTGCTTCGAATCAAAACCAAACTTTGCTTCAAGTTCTGCACGTTTAAGGTTACGGTTGGACTTCCAATTCTGGAAAGAGTTCCAGTTTGACAGAGCTTTCTTGTAAGAAGCTTCAGCCTGAATCTGTTCTCCCATAATCTGCATGGCATCCAGACCAGCATCGTTCAAATCCTGCACCTGTTTCCTGAAAACACCCAAATCCTGATTTTCAGGCATGCCAAAATCCGAACGTAAAGGCTGTTTTTTCACAGGGTGGAGTAGCCAGTTTCGGTGTGATTTTATTCTTTTTAACTGGGAAAAAGCATAGCCGCTGTAAGCCTGTTTCACCCTCATGCACAAGAACTTGTCCCGATGTTCCATAATTCTTTCCATCCAAGGTGTCATCAGAATGATGCAATCCTCTGGCATCCACAGGAGTTCAAGAATATTTGGGTTGTTAGCAACTGCCAACTTGAAGAACTTTTTAATGTTATAAATGATCGAATCTTCCTTGTTAGGGTCGTTTGGGTCAGGCTTGGATTCAGCTTGTTCAAAGTTGAATAAAAACCCATGCCAGAAATTGGCAGGGGGGATAGCTATCCCCCTGTAATCAATGTCTGATTGAGGTGTGTCCATTCCATAAGCATGACTGCCACCAATGGCTTTGAAAATGGTTCTTTCATCTATATTGAAATTCATTGTTCTTTTTTCCTATTTGCTGGTTAACTTAGCAAAAGTCCCTAAAGGAGCCCTAAGTGCCAATTTTTTCAGCAATCATTTTATCCACCTGTATGTTCCTGTTTAGGAAAAGGCCACATTATGCTACCTTCTGAATTACATTGACGATTTCGTCAGTTACGAGGAAACCTTCTTGAGTGGCTTTAACTTCGGCAGTACCACCAGCTCTTAATAACCAATCTTGCCCTGGTTCCAAACGATAACTAACATATTTACAAATGGGAAGCTTGGAACGAAGCAGGTTCTTGGCAACAGTTTTGGCAGCTGACTTGGGAGCAGGGATAGGGCCATTGACAGCAGGAGTCAAGATTTTTGACCAGACCTTTAAACCTTGAAGGTAAATGGTGCCATCTTTCGGAGCCTTGGCTTCACCAGAGCATTCTCGGCAATGACATTTATGGCCTGTGTCGGCAACACATCGATAGACACGGCCACCAGTGACTACCTCGCCATCTACCACCAAAGGTTCGTACACATGATCTGTGGTGGATTTGGATTCACAATCAGAATTAAGAGTACGATTAAAGGAGTCTTTCAATTCCATAACAGCTTCAACGATGTCGGACATCGTTACGGGGGTTTGAACTTGGTTTTTGCCTCGACCACTATAACCTATGAGGCCACGTTTGGTCACTTCGGCCATGACATCACCCATGTTAATGGTGTCCAGAGCTTCGAGACTACGTTTTACGAGCCGTTCGTATTTGAAGCCAGTAATTATAACAGTATGGACTACATCATCACCGTAGGTCACTTTAGCACCCTTGGGGCCGATAGTTTTCCCTACCTTATGGGTCATGAGACCTGTGAAGGTTCCCTTACGGGCATCATTCAGAAGCATTCCTAAAAGGGGGCTGTTGGCGTTAGTTTGTAACATTGTTCATCTCCTTGGGTTAGTTTTCAATGTTCTTTCTCTCTTACTACAACAACCGAGAAGTCAGGGAAACTAAGCCAAAATAATTAAATTATTTCAAATCCTTTTACTCTGGCCTTCCCATCAAAATCCTTTTTTACTTCAGTTCCCCAGTCTTCAAGTTTAACTTTAATTGGAGTGTTTCCTTCTGGCCATATTCCAAACCCATAAGAATTCTCATGATATGGATTCAAATCACAATGCCAATCTTTATAATAAGTTCCAGTTAGGTAAGATTTATTGGGGCTGAAAGCCCCTCTTCCTTTTTTATCATGGTTTCTAAAAGCATAAAGATACCCATCTTTAATTTCAAGATTATGTTTTTTCGCATAATCTTGAAGGTTGGTAGGATTGAAAGTTCTCTCCTGATATGAAATTTGGAATTGGGAAATCCTATCCCACACTTTATGCTGGAATTCACGAATGAATTCCTCAGATAAAACTTGATATCGAGAAATACAATCCCAATGAACGTTATCCTGAAATTCACGAATGAAGGATTCAGATAAAACTTGGTATCGAGAAATACTATACCAATGAACTTTATCCTGGAACTCATGAATGAACTCTTCTGATAAAGTTTGATATTTGGAAATCTCACCCCAATCCATCTTATCCTGGAACTCACGAATGAACTCTTCTGATAAAACTTGCCTGAAGGAAATCCTATCCCAATCCATCTTATCCAGGAACTCACGAATGAACTCTTCTGATAAAGTTTGACTTGTGGAAATCAGATACCAATTTACTTTATCCTGGAATTCTTTAATGAACCCCTCAGATAAAATTTGATACTCTGAAATTTGATCCCAATCCACTTTATCCTGGAACTCACGAATGAACTCTTCTGATAAAACTTGCCTGAAGGAAATACTATCCCAATCCATCTTATCCAGGAACTCACGAATGAACTCTTCTGATAAAGTTTGATATTTGGAAATCTCACCCCAATCCATCTTATCCTGGAATTCCCGAATGAACCCTTCTGATAAAGTCTGATACCCTGGAATGTCTTGCCAATTAACCTGATCCTGGAATTCACGAATGAACCCTTCTGATAAAATTTGATACTCTGAAATTATATGCCAAGTCACTTCATGCTGGAATTCCCTGATGAATTCCTCAGATAAAGTTTGACATCGAGAAATACTCCGCCAATTTACGTTATCCTGGAATTCACGAATGAAACTCTCCGATAAAGTTTGGTAGAAGGAAATATCATACCAAGTCACCTTATTCTGGAATTCTTTAATGAATCCCTCCGATAAAGTTTGGTACTTGGAAATCCCATACCAATTCACATTAGTCGGGTATTCTTTGAAACACTTGATAATTGTGTCCCAAGTTCTATGTGTTTTTCCACAAACAGGACATACTTTATCTAACATAGCATAAGTTCCTTTCTTATCTTCGTTTAGGTTTTCAATCAATCTCTTCTACCCCAACAACCGAGAAGTCAGGGAAACTAAGCCAAAAAAATAAATCAATTTAGGAACCTCTATGCTATAAGACATAATTTTTTGGATTCTAATCACAGGAATCCCTTATTATTTCATGCTGAATGAGGGGGATTTACACAAGTCATGGAGATAACCTGAAGGGCAGTTCTATTTATCTTTATTTGCAATCTTAGGAAGGTTTTACGTCTACTTCGTAGGAGCCATCAGAGCCTGTATGGAACACGAGACCGCCGGCAGCTAGAATAACTCGATCTGCCCGATTATAGTCCCCATCATGAACAGCTGAATTAAATTCCCCAGCCTCGATGAGTTTCTCAAGGTGTTCTCCCGCCAACACATATATAGAAGCAGTTTCCGTATTGATAGTAGCAGCTTTCTTGGCTTGGGATCGATGGGCAAGACGTTTCTCAGAATCGCCAGCCATTATTTCACGAATAAAACGAGCAGCTAATTGATTGGCCTGTTTCTCGATCTTTTTTTCCATTTTTTCCAGTTCATCGTAATAAACAGGTGATTCTGTAAGATGGTCCATAGAAATCTCACGGGCAACATTAGGATCATCCGTGTGCTCCATCTCTATATCAATTCCTTTGGCCAGAGCTTTGGGGTCGAACTCTTCAGGTTTCTTATCCTTAGCAAGTCCACCTGGAATATGTTCTATAGCTTGAATCATGTTATTATCCATATGTAAAACAATGATAAAAAAATTATCAAACATGACGAATGTTTCACGAGGTCAATGCCACAGCTTCAATCCAATGGCCTTTTGACTAATTAGTGAAATTATTTAAGGTTTATTCAAGTAATGACTCGATCTTGTGTTGTTCCGCAAGATGGTTTCTATTGCCAGCTCTTATTGCATCTCGAATGCCCCTCAATAAAGAAATGGTTTCTTTATTGTCTTGCCTGATAGCACCAAGACGATAAACAGCCATAAAAAAGCCGGCTATTAAACATATCCCTAGTATTGCTAGAATTATCCAAAACATCATTCTTCATCCTCTCTTTTGATTATTGGTTTACTTTAACCTTGGAATTGGATTTTTCAGGGTTTTGTCTGGGTTCAGAGCCATTTGCATGTGGTCCCCACAGCAAAATGTAATAATTTGACCTCTGTTGTCCCAGTCGATAACATGAGGAATATTGTGATCAACACAGTATTCCAGCATTTCGTGAGCTGTTTTCGGTGCATCCAAAGACTCCATGTGCAATGCTCGGTTGCATATAGCACACAAAATGACTACTTCATTGTTTTTTATGTTTGTCATTGACATAAAATCCTTTCTTAACTTCCAAAGTTTCCCAACCGCGGCTGTCCCGACCCATCTTGGCCGTTCGTTTAGCACAGTTTTGGGCAGCTTTCTCAGATTTATGTTCCCTGTGGCAATATTCCTGGTTTCCTATGTGAAAACACGTCCATCGAACAGCAGACACGACTTTACTCCTTTTTTTGGGGCGTTATTGCCCTGTTGTATGAAATCCACAATGTGATAAAACTGGGAATATCCCTATTAATTTTATCTCTCACTACTACAACCGAGAAGTCTTGGAAACTAAGCCAAAAAATTAACCATGGTGGAACACATCTGCTGGGAGGGCTGCCATAATCATCCCAAGGGTAGCCCAGTCAGTTAGTGGCTCTTTCAATAGAGCCGCTACGGTATATACTTCAACATAAGTTTGCTCGGTGTCTTCCACAACTCCATGCATTTTACCGATTTCCCGTTTCATGGTGGCCATTTCAGGAATAGTCAGAGCAACGGAGTAAACATGGGCATGATGAGTACTTAGTGTCCCTGCAATCTGCCGTACCCCCTGGAACTCCAACCTGTCGGCCTGGAGAGACACACCTGTTTCTTCCTCAAATTCATGAACGGCATTGTCTGCAGGATCAATCCCCAGTTTAAGGGAACTGCCTCCAGGGACTTCTCGAATGAAACAATCCCCTATCGAAGCTGGGGATCGAAATTCTTTGACAATGGCAACCTCAATGTTATCTCGAACGTCTGTTCCTACAATCCGAACCGAAGGCCAGCAGTATGCTACAATAGCAGAAATGTGAGGACGCATGATGACAATTTCATTAATCTTGTGTCGGTCTTCACTCTCAATGTAGACATCCACATGGATGGCCCAAAGGAATAAGCGGTCTTTCTTCTCCCCGACTCTGAACGTCCAAACAACCTCAGCCCCGTCCAAACGGTTCCCCGCAGATTTCTGAGCTTGAAGCCACTCCTGAAAAGCTGGTTTTTTCCAGATACCAAGGGGTATCTCTCGTTCACCACCAGTACGGAGGGCACCCTGGCCGATCATCTCGACTGCTTTCTCCACTGTCTTTTCTAACGTGTCCAAAACAGGCACACCATGTTTATCTGCCATGTGGTGGAGATAACGCATTTTCTCAGACTCAGGGGGATAACCCAATACCACCTTGCCTTGTTTCAGATTCATCCCAAATTCCACGTTCGTCGTCAAGGCAGGCATCAATTTCATGTCTCGATGAACCCAGAATAAAATTACATCTGCCATATTCATGGCATCCTGTTCCCAACCAACCTGACTATCATAATCAGCCTCGTCAAAGTTTGGGTTCATCGGGTCGAATACAACCCCGTCATACCCGGCTGCTTCTAGTAACTGGATACATTCCTTTCTCCATTCAGGAGCCATTTCTTCCCTTGGGGTTGGCCCAGCTAAGAAAATCGACTTAGAGAAAGAATCAGGGGGCATTTCCTTTGGTGCTTGCACAATTATCATTATTCACCTCATATAAAAGAAAAAGGACAGTTATTTCTATCTATCTTACCCGAAAGCAAACTAATTGAGAAGGATAACCCGATAAAACAGGGGTTTTTGCAGGGGTTTAAGAAATAGCCCCCGTGTTTGTTAGTGTTTGCCCTTATAAAAATACAACTTTTCTTTAGATAAACCCTTAAAAAACTAAGAAACTTATAACTAAAGTTTTTGCAGGTTTAACAGGTTCAGAGTTTTTCCCTAACTACCTAAAGTTTGATTTGGTAAAGTTTGATTTGACAAACTAACAAGGCATCAAAGTTATTGTTTGCTCGGGTTTCCGTTCAGGGGGATTTAAGGAATTATTTATAAAGGGGTTTCCCTAACTAGTGATTTTGATGAAGTTTGGGGCCATTTTTGGGATTGGCACCAAAAAATAAAAGGGAGCAGTAAACCCCTTTTCGGGATAGTTTTCAAAAAAACCCTATAGTGCTGAAAAGCTTAACCTTTTAGAACATATCAAGAATAGATGCTTTTTTCTTTTCGGCATCCGTAGGGAAAGCCTGTTCTCCTAGAATGCGGGTTTTGGCTAAATTCAGATAGCCCGAGTTCATATCAATTCCAATGTAATCCCGTCCCAAGTGCATGGCCACTTGACCTGTAGTACCCGAGCCACTGAAAGGGTCAAGTACTACACAGCGGTCATAAATGTCTGTACAGGAACATGGTAACTTCCAACCTTCTGAAACATGTTGATAAGGAGCACCACAGACCCCACAACAACCTTTCTCAGATGTTCCTGCCAGTATCATAGGCTCAACAAGCTTCGGTGGCCAGGTAGAAAAATGAGCCCCTTTATAATGACTGACGGCAACATCCCACACTGATCGTTTGTTTCTGGTCTGCCGATTGGTATTTGATATTTTACCCAAGCCTGCTTTAATTCTGTGTTGTTCCGATTCTTTATTATATTGATCCACATATTTGTGAGTTTTATTTCCTGCATATTTACCTGAAGCAGCTTCTTTAATGGCATCAGTGTCAAAATAATACTTGGAATTCTTGGTAAGCATGAATATATATTCATGAGCTTTCGTGCATCGGTCTATTACCGATTCGGGGAGAGGGTTGGTTTTTCGCCATATTATATCTTGTCGAAGATACCAGCCATCATCCTGAAGGGCCAATGCAGCCCTCCATGGAATCCCTACCAAGTCTTTATTCTTTAACCCAATATCACTGGGAACAGGTCTTTTCCCTACTGATCCTAGACTAGCTCGATATGCCTCTTTATCTCGAATACGGTTTCCTTGAAACCCTCCCATTGCATCCAATTTCTTTGCAGAGTGACTCATATATGAATCCCCCAAATTCAACCAAAAAATCCCATCATTTCGAAGAACCCGCCACAACTCTTGACCTATTTCAACCAGATGCTCAACAAAAAGATTAGGCGTGGGTTCTAATCCAAAGCAACCCTTCCAAGCTCCACAATGACACATATCAGTTTCTTCATCAAACACATGCTGACAAGTGGACTCACCACCCCATATCCCAGATTCTACACCATAATCCCGAAGACCCCAATACGGAGGGCTGGTACATATCATATGAATAGACTTATCTGGCAACTGTTGTAATGTTTCTCTGACATCTCTCCCGTAATACAGAGATGCTTTTGGAGGATTGTCTCCTTGCGGCCACAGTATGATTTCTGGTGTTATTGGCATTAGAACAAATCCAGTATTGTTTCAGGTGTGTTAGGTAGAAATCATAAGGAACTTAAACTGTTAACCAGACGGGTTAACAATTCTTGCTTCATAGATAATAGTTTCGTCCTTGCTAGTTTGGTCATTGGTCTATCCTTTTCAAGATACTTGCTATTTCGTCAGCAGTAGTTTCAATAATTGGCCCAATTCCTTCATCATCGTTGATGAATATTTTGATGTCCCGATATTCTGTTCCTCTCATATGGTTAATTGCCCACTCAATTTCACCAATACAACCACTGGAGGCTTCCCAACCTGGTGCCAAATAAATGGCATCACAACGATTCAGAAGCTCCATAGTTCCATTTAACCAATAGGCATCAGTCACTCCAAGCCATTCCTCATAATGATGAAAGCCTGCTGTATTCAAAACTGGGTTAACAGGGAAATAATCAGTTGCTTGCATAAGGGCAACAGCAGCTTTAGAAGCATTCAGGATATTTTGTTTAACCACCAGTTCGTTTGGACCCCTGTAAGGAGTCGCCACGTAGCAAAGTTCCGTTAACTTAACTCTGTTAGAATCTCCCATGTAAATCTCCCATGTAAATGATAAAAACACCCCTTTTGCCTACCCGAAAGCTACAAAATTATCTCAGGTTTTCTCTCTCATGACGTACAGACCAGCTCCAAGTTAATTCTGAAAGGAGAGGCCCGGTACGTTGGTATATGACATGAATGGGGATAAAAGGCTAGATAGGTGACACCACATCCTCTTCCAAGGCTTCATTCGTAAGCAGCCAGGGCTGAGTTTGTGAGGTTGAAAGGAATGTTCCTCCAAGAGGACCATTTGTTTAGCAGTTTCCCGAAGATTACACTCCGAGTCATGTAAAATGAACTTGCCGATATACCGTACCGAGCCCCTTCTTTCAAAAATATGGACGGGGAACCTAAAGTTACTCAACATCAGGTGCCTCTGGACCTTTACTAGTGTTTTTGACCTCGTAACCAGCCCGTCTTGTTGCTTTTACTGTATCCTCAACATCATTCCGTCTTATTTTAGCATTCTGCTGTTCCAGATACTTAATATGGTTTTTCTGGGCTTCCGTCAACTTCATGTTCCCCATCAGAGTTCTCTGGCCAGTGTCTCTATCTAAACGTCGGGAAGTCATGCCATGCAAACCTGGAAGATACATCTTCACCAACTCAGGACTAATGTGGTCAATGGCAATGTCCCAAGCTAATTCCAGGAACATCCCAGTTTTTATCATAACAGGTTTCCCACCAACGTGAGTGGCCATCCTTTTTTTGAACATCGTGATGTTACTGCCTCGAACTCTCAGTTCCAAATCGAGGAAATGAAGCTCTGTTAGATTTTCAGGGGCATTAAAGTCGAGTCGGAACTCAATGCAGACCCGAAGGTCTCCAAACTTAATACGAGGGTTCTCCAAGCGACCCCAGCCATGAATAATCAATTCCAAGTCTCGGGACTGAATCATTCTGTCCAAAGCATCCATTTCGTCTTCTGATATGGGGACGTAAAGGCCAAGAGGATTCTTGCCTCCGAATATATTGGTTTCGGGTGCAGAATCTGCTGGTTTGATTTTTTTACCATCACTCATCGGCATAGCCTCACATGACAAGCACGAGTTTTTGTATCTCTTTGGCCAGAGAAGAACATTCCTACCTGACCTAATATTGGAATCCTGTCCCCTATGATGTCGCTTTTGTGGACATAGTGGGAAATTCCATTATCTTCTTCAAAGAAACCATACCCCCTTTGGTTGTCAAAGGTTTTCATTTTCCCTTTGATAGGGGTCTGAATATTTACCCGAATGACACGAGAAGCTCTGGGAGCTGAGGTGCCTTCCCTGATTTCACTTAAATCAACCTGCACGTCAACTTCTTCCCCTGCTACTGGAGGGGGAGCTGTCTTAGCCCACGAACAATCAGGGATTGGACAGGAACTACAATAAGAAGGTGTCTTCCATTCAGAACCTGGATCAAATGACCCCAAATGAAAAAATACTTGCTGACCTGTGTCCTCAAGAATTGCAAACCCATACATTCGTTCCGGCAAATATCTATATATACGCATCCGATACGTGTTCATAGGTTACTGTTTTTCTTAGTAGTTTTTCTAATCTTCAGGTAATCATAAGCTTCATAATAAGTTTCACAGGATTCACAATGACCATCAACTCTGAGGTCGCCCCCACACTTCTGACAATCTGAATCCTTTCCTTCAATACTTTCAACCTCATCTAAAATAAAGTAGTTGACAGTATTGCCTAGGATCCTACTTTTATCTTCAAAAAATACGTTAGTCATCTTTTTTGTAGGGCATTGACTCATCCTTATTTAATTAAACTCTTTACAAGGGCTGCTAATATAATACCAAGCACTTCCCCAACTTGAGTTAAAAATGATCGGGCAGCACTTTTTCGGCCTGCTTCAGCATTTTGCATGTGTGCTAAAAGGTCACTTGCTGTATCCAAATGAGCCCAGTCAATATCCACGTATTTATCATTCAGAATATCTCGGACGGCATCCACAGCTATCTGAATCCCACCCACTCCATGTTTCTGAATTGCGTCTCCAACTAAAGCAAGGATAGCTCTTTTCCAAAGAGCATCAGCACCTTGAGTCATGTCTTCCAATCGGTTCTTCAGGGCATCTGCCCCAGTCTGCCCGAGAATCGGGACAATCAAATCCAGTAAAGCTTGTGTATTCATGAGTTATTCCTCTGGACAAAGAGTTTCAGGGGGGAGAATGACAGGAGGATTTTCCGGTGGCTGGGTGTTTGAAATACCCGCATTGTAGAGCATCATGGCTTTATGCCATGGAATCCGAGTTTTGACCGTGATGGCCAGCCGAGCAGCCTCTCGGCACTCATCCATCACAAACATACCATCATCCTCACACTGACAATAGTTTTTAATAAACCATTCTAATTTCTCAACAGGTTGTATGGCAGCCTGTTCCATGAAATTGATCTCAGATTCATAAACCGTTTTCTCCCTGCAAACCTGAGAGTGGCTACACCCCATCAAAGTGGCAATTGCCATAAATACTAATAAATACTTCATCTTCAACCTCGTCCTTTCGGTTTCTCTAAATGAATGCCACTCATATTCCAGTTTTTTTGAAGGACATCGTGAAAATCCTTCTCGTTTTGATAGGTGTACTTGGGAACACCTACAGCAAGAGCATTTAACCGATCCTGTTCAGCGACAAGCATAGTAGGAACTACCCTATTAAATGACTCCAAAGCAGCAGGGATTGTGCTCAGGAAATCCACAATCATGTCATTCCATAATAGAATAGGATTGTCAGGGTCGTCTTCGACACCTTTCAAAAGATTGGCTCCTGTATCATCGTACCACCATTCGGCATGTTCCAAAACAAAACCTCCATCCAAATATTATTTCTAACTAGATGATTCTATAGGGATTCAAGTGAGTTTTAGGATGTTTTTAAGAACTCCACTATTTTTCGTCGGTTTCGGCCAAGGTGAGATATATCCACTTTCTTATCAGATGCCTGATGGCGAAGTTCGGCTATAGTGGGAAGGTCTGACCTCCATTGACGGGTGTTTCCATTGCAGCCATACTGAATCTCAAGCATCACAGTGCCATTATTATCAATAACCACTGTAGCATCCCCACGTCGTCCCAGACCCTTCGTAACGGATTCAGCCACAATAGGTGTCAGAGGATTCAGTGAAAGATGCTCACGGGCATCCTGGATAGCTTTTTGAAAGGTTTCACGTGCTTCTTCCAGCACCTTGGCAAGGGGGATCCCCCCAGTTGTAAGTAAAGCCTTTGTAAGTTCTTCAGGTAATGGTTCTCGGTGTGTTTTTGTACGGGTCATAGCTCAAGTTCTCCTTAACCAAAAAAATATCTTTACTGCCCCTTTACCCTAAGTCCAAACTTTTAATCAGGAAAGTTTTGATTAAGCAGGAAACTTCAAATAAAAAAGCCCCCAACAAAGGTTAGGGGCTTTCCAGGAATAGCCAGAGGGGGTCTGGCAGGGAATTTATTTGTGAGCCAAAATCTTATCGATCTTGGTTTCAGCTTTCTTAGCTGCTTTTTCCAAGTCGGTAGTGGCTTTCTGTACAATCTTGGTTCGATTCACAAAACCCAGATACCACTGTTTAATGTTTCCAGGGACTTGAAGAACTCGTTTAGTGAGTCCACTCACTCCACCCTTGAGCCAATCTTTGAAAGCACCAAGGTTATCAAGAATATCGGCATTCTTGAGGATAGTTGGGTGAATGCTGGATGTTTTGACAAACAACTTAGACATACTGACGGTGTGAGATGTGGCAGTCAGCTCGTCTACACATGCTTCGTAGATAACCTGAACAGCGACAGAAACTTCCTGGCCTAACTCGGAAGCAACCCGACCGTAAAGGTCCCCAGCTTTCTCACCCCAATCGGCATCCGTTGGATCAGCTAGTATCTGATTGATACCAGGCCTCTGGCGTTTGAAGAAAGACGATATTTCTATGCAGATATCCTCAGACTCACCACAAAGTTTGGCTTTTAAACCCATTTCTCGGGCTGCATCTTCAAGGAATTTCTTGCCCTTCTTGTACTCTTTGTCCGCAACCTTAATGCCTTTTAGGACAGCCTCAGCTTCTTTTTTCTTCAGTTTGAGAGCCACTTGCATGTCATGGAGTTTATCGATGTATTTCTTGAACTGCATTTCGGACATACCTGGCAGTTTATCAATGTTTACTCTTTCAAGTGTTTCACCAGTTTTCAGGTTACGGTTAATTTGAATGGCTTCCACCAAATCTCGGTGCTGAGAACCTGTAAGGACCCGTTTCCCTGTAGCTTTTTTAATCAAGGGGAGAAGTTGTGCTCGAAGGGCTGGATTGTCGTGTGCCAGTCGAATGGCTTTTTCACGAAGTTTACTGAAGTCCATGATTTATCCTTTCAAAAAAAAATGGTCATTGTATACATCAGAGGGGGTTTATAGAACAAAAAACGAGTTAACTAGCCTGATATTTTCTTCGTTCAACTTTCATTTCGTCCGTTTCTTCCTCTGTGAATCTTTGAACTGTGATGCCAAGAGTTTTAAACAACCGTAAAGCATCGTCAGCAACCTCCCTAGAAGCCACAATTTTCCAAGGTATTCTTTTACCTTGGAAATCTAAACCAGGGTTCCCCGGTAGTGTTATTTGCATGGAAGGTCCCGATAAAAGTAAGAAAGTCCATACTCTGTGTAACCCTACACTGATGCTTTGTTCTGCCATTTCAACATTCCTTGTTTATCATCTTTAACTGACCAGCCAACAAACTCAACTTCAAAGAACTTATTGGGAATAAAGTCTTCATCATCTGCACAAACAACAGAAAGTTCCCCCTTGTTTGAAAAAACCACGGATCTTCCAGAAAATTTCCCAATTTCAGAGACCAATGTCCCTACAATCCGAGCTGTTTTAGTAGCCATCTCAGTATTTGGGCATACAATAATCACATAACTCCCTTTAGCAACAACCAAGTCTAATATATTTTGAACCCTTGCTATAAGAGTCACGATATCAATATTACTTGGACTCATCAGTAATCCCTTTCGGTTTGAATGTGCTTACTAATCGGGCTGCCCAACCAACAACCCTATCAGTAATTTGATTAACTGGGGTAATCTCCAACGTCAAATCTGTAGGTATATGTTGGTTTTCCATCTGACGGGATAATTCTACACCCAAAGATTTACCAGCTATATCCAAGATAGAAAACCCTGCTTGAAGATTCTGAGCACCTGTAATATTTGCTGTCCACTTATGGGATGCTTTAATTTGGTCTGGGGTAGTAGCTCTGTCGAATTCACGCCACCTTACCTGAATTTTCTTTGAAGTTAAATAATTGATAATGATTCCTCGAACAGCAGTCTGAGCCGTCCGACGACCTTGGGTAGATGAAAACATCTTCCAAGCAGCATCTTTGGCATCTTTGGGACCCATTTTTAAGAGTTGGCCAGCATTAGGAGCTGGTACAGACATTGGAGCAGCAATCTGCCCTCTGCGGTACTCAGGATGGTCTGTCTTTTGGGATCCATATAGCATCATTTCCTTAGCAGATTCTGCCCCGTGTAGGGCAACCAAGTCACTATGCTGTTGCATTAATGCCAAGTTCTTTGACTTCCCTAACGCTATGGCATCAATGCTTTGACGACGTTTCATCTCCAAAGCATCTACTTTTTCCCCCAGTTTTTTCTCAGCTTCCTGTATCATCAATCCTATAGATACAGGATTCCGTGAGTCTGAATCCACACTAACTGCTGGAGGAACCCCTAGCTTTTTTGGGCCTGTCCGTAACTCAGGTATATCATTATCAAACTGAAGACGCTCGACAATTTTGCTTATATATAAGGGATTAATTCCAGGAAGTCCTTCTGACCGTGAAAAGAATGGGGTATTAGGGTCTCCAACACCAGGCTGAGGAGGGATAAGAGAGGTATTTTCTGAATCCTGTAACGAAGCCATATCCGTAGTGGCATGTTCCATTAGTTTCTTCCCGAGGTCGGGGTTTTTCTGAATCACGGCCATCATTTGTAACATAGCATCCGCTTCTGTAATGATTCCAGCCTTGGCATCATTCATAATTTTCAGAAGTTTCGGGCTCTCTTTAATTGAATGCCCAAACAGATTTGATAATGCAGCAAAAGCTTGTGTCTCTATTGTCATTTGGTATTTCCTTTTCCACCCATGATAATTCTGGCCCCAGGCTCAACTTTCTTCTCCGTACCTGGAGAAGGTGGTGCCCAATCATCAGGAATGTTTTCTGATGGGTCACCCCCACCAATCATAATCCCATGTTTAAGTTCGGTGTTCCCCTGATTAGGGGATGATGTTTTCATAGGTTCTGCAACAGGTTCAGGAATATCTTTAACGGGAATATCTTTAACGGGAATATCTTTAACGGGAATATCTTCAACGGGGATATCTTCAACGGGAACTTCATTAAAATTTGAATCCTCTATTGAAAGGTCGGGGAACGTGTCCTCGATTTTATTCTCTGGTTCAGGGATATCCAGTTCCTTATTCTTGGACTTAGCCAATATTTTAGCTGCAGCATCAATGGCATTAGTAGTGCCCTTCGATGCTGTTTGGTCAACTCCATCCGTAATTGGTACTTCCACATCCCAATCGTCCTGATTGGCCATGTGAACACGGAGGACTTCTTTTGTCATTTCCATGAAATCTTCTAAATGGGCAAATTGTGGATTATTGGGGTCAGTTTGTGTAGGGTTAAAAAAACGGTTGGGTTGGGTTACTATTCGAGCTGAAAATTTATCTACTGCCCAACAAGCATGTTCACAGTCGGGATTACGACAGTAAACACAAAAAACCTTTTGAAATTCAGCAGGATGATCTGGGACATCTTTCCCAGCTTTTCGTATGGAATCATCCATACATTCAAGCAGTAAACTCTTTTTTTTATTCACGGCTTCTTCGCTTTCCTGTGTGCTGTGATAACTGGTGGTTTTTGTGAAACTTCCAGAGTTGGGATATCAATCTGAGGGACAGCCACTTTCCTATCTAAAGTAACTAAACACGGAAGCATGTCCCGTATTTCTAATCGACGAACATGAGTACACTCAATGCATTTACTGTCCATCTTGAGTTTACCACATATCTTCTCCCAAACCTTGGCAGACTGATATTTGGTTTGATTTAGTTTGCCTGTCCTCCAATAGTCATCCAAAGTCATATCTTCATATGTAGCTATCATAGCGGCAGTTGGGGGAAAAGCATTCCAATGTAAACAAGCAAAAAAGTCTTCTTTATTTTCATATAGCAATTTAATAGACTTTAACATTTATATTTCTTCTCCATTACTGCAATTTCCTCATCAAGAACATCCAAACGAGTATGATTGCCTTGCTGCAAAATGTTAAACACTTCGTGCAAGGTTTCATTACCTTTAATTGTACCCATCATCGTCTGAGTGTGCTGAGCTCGTTGTAGAATAGCCTTTTTCTCTGCCTTTTTTTTTGCCAAAAGGGTTATTTCAGAGGGGGTGTCCTTGGTATCCTTAATGACAGTAACCAAATGCTGAAGGATAACAGAATCATCCCTATCTGAAACCCATTGCACCAGATTGTGCATTAATACCTGCCATGATAGCTCACACGATTGGGGTGGGTAGTTTTTCATGTTATATGCTCATTAGCTAATGTCCCAAATGTGGACGGGTTAATTAAAATTGTCCCATACTCTTTTTCCATAGCCAGCACTTTACCATCTACCGTCAGGACATGAAGAATTCGTGTCCCTTTGTTTTTACACAGGTTGATGACATGGGCCAGCTGAAACAAAGTTCCTAATGTAAGAGGCTTATGTAATTGATATTTAAAAACACTCCCTGACGGGATGGTTGTTTTCGGGGGTTCCAGGTTTTTTGGGTTAATATCTATCACAGGGGCAACTGGTGTTACTGGTGTTACTGGTACTGCTTTTACAGGGTTCTCAGGTTCAAGTACTATGTCTATTTTTTGTTGCACAGCACCGTCAGGTATTGGCTGCGTGACTACAGGATCAGATTCAGGGTTGAAAAAAGGACGGAGGGTATCTGGCCATGTTTCCATATCATCCCAGTTATAATTTTCAGGAATATCTTTTGGTTTGTAGAATTTCTTGTCCCCGATGAATCGAATCTCTTTGTATTTGATAGCATTTATATCCCAAGGGACTGTCCAGTTGACACCTATCTCTACATCTGTTGTCAATGGTATCGGCCATTTCTGGGATAGAATCATAGGGTTTCGGCACATTATGGGGTTGATGACCGCAATGGCTTCTTCTAAAACATCTAGGTCGATTTCAAACACGAGTTCATCATGCATTGTAATAATCATCTGAACCTTGTCCAGCCAACCACGTTTGTTGCATTCATTGTAGACAAGACCCATAGCAATCTTAGTTATATCAGCCGAAGTATTATGGACAATTAACCCATCACACGAAAAGGCGTGTAAATTATCCAAGACTTCAACATCATACATGTTGATAGTTTGGTTAAGGTCTTTTTTATCCGTAACGAAACACCAATCATATGTTAAAGCATCCTGGATTTCTAAAGGCAATTCAGGATTACCATAAAATTCCAATAACCGCAGACACTGACTTTTACTACCTAAACCTGCTACCAAACGTAAAACAGCAATTTGTTTGGTACTACCAGAAGATATACTATATTTTTTAAGGATTTTCCCAATAGAGGTTACAATATTATATGGAAACACCATCTCCCTACCCGTATGTGGCCTCAGTGGGTCTGCTGCAACCCAATCACCATTAATTAAATCACCTTGTGGAACCCACTGAAAGGAATCACCCCGCCATACATAAAATAAATGTTCGGGGCTTGTTAAAATAGAATTTCCATCGTTAAAAAACGTTTTCTGGACTGCTTTCTTTCCTGAGAATAAAGGTCTGGCATGTTCCCATTTTTTTCCTGTCCACACTTCAAAAGATTTCTCGGCATCCCATAAATCTTTAACTTTTTGTAAACCTTGTTTTGTGGGTACCTGACAATCGGGGTGTAAACATCCTTGAATTGGACCATTAATGGCATTTCGTTCAGCCTTGGAACGGAACCCATTATCCGCATGATTAATATCAGGTAAAGGGTATCGTCGTCTAAAAGCGGTCACGACAAAACCCTGTTGTCGAGCAAAGGCATGTTGAGAATCCCACCAGTTTTTTAAAGTCCTGTAAGTTCCATCGAACTGCCGTTTCAGTCGGTTGCCTTCATTCCTGTCTACACCAGCAGCACGTTGAGCAGCGAGACCACTTCCCCCGTAACAAAGCGCAAAGTTTAAGCTGTTATGAGATATGACACCAGATGTCCAATATAGATGATCATCCGACTCAACATGTAAATCCATACAGGGCATTTCTTCTGCTGGGATAATATGCATCACCTTATTAGGAAGACTCGTTCCGGTCTTTCGGTTATGTATCCGCCTGATTTTACCTGGGTGTTTTAGATAAGGTTTAAAATACGGAGCTTGTGACCCCGATACTTTAATTCGGTAATACCATTTAGAATAAGTTTTATTCCAAGAAGCCTCACAATACGGAAGAACCCCAACAAATTGTAACACAGATGCAATCTGCCCTGCAAAAACAGCATCTTTTGTTGTTACAGATAATATACCATCACGTTTACCTACAGTGCCATCTGTGTCAAACAGCCCTCCAAGAAACCACATAATAGCTTTTCTACCGTTCCCCAAAACCCAATCAGGAATACGTAATGAGCGTTTCCCACTATCATTGTCTGTGGGGTTTATTAAACCTAATGATGTAAAAATTCTCATTACATGGCGACTATCAATATATATACTTTGTTTTTTTGGTTTAGGGGAAAATCCAGCATCTTTACAAACACCAACAAGGATATTTTGCCACTCTTTATAAGAAATCCCCATTTTATCTGTCTTGGATATATCTCCATGACATAAGGACACTGAATTAGTCCCAGCTTTCGACCCATCACCTGAAAAAGCTCCTGCAAGGTAAGCTATATGACAGTTAGTATTAATATTCATTTCTGGGAAATCTTTTAAAGGTTTTACCTTAACAGATTTCCACGATGTAGAGGGCATTGTTAAAGGTTTTGAAGGTTCCGATAGTAAAACTCCCTTTGATAACCCTGTAGTTATGGATTTTAAAGTCCCATCTACCGTTTCAATTCGATGTTTGTTGGAACAGGTTAATATCCCTCGACGAGTAATGATATGGTACAGTTTCTTAATTCCTCCATTGTACGTCTCTGTTATCGGTATTTCTTTATGCCCATTCCAAACTTTCCACTTACTATTAACTTTTCTAAAAGTATTTATATCACCAATTGGGAAAAATCCAATTCTACGTGGCACAGTACCAGATAGACCAGAACTAACTGATATAATACTGTCTGGATGAATACATTTTGCCTTACCTCTGTATTCTTTCCAATCAGGGTTTGCCTGAATCTCTTTACCATACACACTGATACCAGTCAATGTATGCAAGTCGCCAATTTTATCAGAGCCACAGTTTGGACATCGGGCAGGAGGTGGTTCAGGAGTACAAGTACCATCACCATGGTCGAATGTACGATCACAACCAGCACAGTGGAAGAATTCAGATAACCACAAAGGTTCCCGTGACAGGTTCGTGACAAGCCTAAGCTCCACGCCTGAATAATCAATTGCCACGATAACACGGTCAGGACGACGCACCGTAATACATTCTCGAAGTCTTTGCATACATTCAGGACGCTGAGTACCTCCTGATCGGGGGAGAGCTTGCATATTAATGGCAGGCCAACCAACCATGTAATTGGCACTCTTGGATGATATCTCTTTGGTTGGGGTGCTGAACCTTCCTGTGTCTACCTTGTGACCTTGGAAGTTCACTCGTATTGTATCATCTAAGGGGTCGGAATCATTAAACATAGGGTATAGGTAAGTGGATAAGGCTTTATTTATTTCACGGAATCGTTTAATTTTACTCATAAATGGGAACTGCTTCCCAGCTTCTTCAATGATTCGGTCAAGTTCGTCTTTAGAAGTTTTAATCTGCCCTGACTTCTCTGTCCTCTTGAGTCCTTGAACCCCCATATCCTCGAACATGTTGCCAAGTTGTTTAGCAGCATTCACATCGTATATGGGAGGCCATTTTTTCCCTGTGGCATCTATGACTTGAGTTACAGGGTCAGGATACTCTTGTTTTGCCTTTCCTGTAGCTACTTTCAACTGTTCTTTAATGGACAAATGTGGATTGTCTGCTATAAAAGATTCTTGCAGATTTTTATAACAACCTGGCATAATGTCCCTGTTCAGAATAGCTTGGGCTTCAGCATATACATCCATGATAGATGTATACCATTCCTTATGGCCAACTTGGATAAGTTCCCCAAGTTTCTCTTTGTCCAGATGAATTCGGTTACGTTCCATCCAACGTGTGGCTGCCACACACTGTTTCTCTATTTTATAAACGGTTACTTGATCAAATCCATGTGCAGGTTTCAGAATATCAGGGGCCAAAATATCATACAGAAGTCTGGTGCAAATACCATCACCGCCACCATACCATAATGTGGAAGGTTCTTCAGGATCCAACAAGGAGAAATCTTTATCCGTTACTCGAACCCTACCTTTGGCATCTTTCTCGTCAGGGAGGAGTTCCTTCAATTCCAACATTTCGATGCCCAAGAGCTGCTTGGACAAAGCCTTCAAACCCTTCTGCCGACGGCGTGAGTCTGACAGGTATGCAAGGATAAGAGTATCATCCCACATGTACGTTTTGTCCCACGTCCCAAAAGGTTCACCCCCCCAGTAATTCAAGAACTCATGGTCAAATTTACCGTTGTGGAAAACAGCTGCCGTTTGTTTCTCTTCCGTAGCTGTAATAAGGCGTCGGAAAGCTTTCTCAAACACACCCCACGGAACATTGCTGGGGTATCGAACCTGTGTGTTGTTAATCTTCACTTCAACATGATTTAATGGTATATAATAACCTGTGATTCCATCAGGGGATAAACAAACACCTACTAAGCGGTCAACAGTTTTCAGCACACCACCGTGGTCTAAAACTCGGTTATCTAAACCCGTCGTCTCCACATCCAGAGCATACCTATAGGAATTGATACAGTGATCCATAATCTCGTCGATGTTATCAACAGTCCCAAGAATGAATTTCTTCGTCTTCATCCATTCCTTTTCTTGGATTGCATCACCGTCACCAATCTGAAAATCTTCCATACACATTCCTCCTTCTAGATATTACCCCAAACTGAATTCTTCACCTTCAACTAGAATCACATGTCTACCCTCAACCCAAGCCAGTATAACAGTTGCCATAGCCTCCGAATCTTCCGAACTTACCCAGGAGGGTTCAAAACAGGCAGGCAATTTAGGGCATGGGAAACACACATTGGTATCATATAGGATACAGGATTTAGACATCTGACATGTTCTGTATTTCTCTGGAATCTGTTTTAATAAGCCATGGGGATATGGACCAATCTCATTCATCAATGGAGTGATATAACCATGCATGGCATTAGAGAATGCTTCACCTGAAACTACAGGGATAAGTTTACCTATGGGAGTGTTCTTGAGAGAAACTATATCCCCCCAGATGTCACCGTTTAATGGAATTGGGCGTAGCACAAGAATCTGACCCCATTCCAGACTATCCAGACTGAACCTGTTCAGATGTTCCAACATTGTAAGCCTTTTTTATTTCTTCATGTAGTTTCTCCAACAATTTTTGGATAACTGCACGTCCTTTTATTTCGGTTATGAGTTCCTTCTGAACCAGATACTCCATTTGATCGGAACCTTCCCAGAATGCTGCTGTGCTTTTCACAGACAATGTTCGATCTATGGTTTCTGCTGTCAACACTGATCGGAATATCCGAAGGTCATCTTCCAGAGTTTTATCAGGAAATTTTAAACTTTCTTGGATTTCCTGCTCGGGTTTAGGAGTAGAATCATAATCCCCTTCTTCCCATGGCACAGTAGGCAGGTTGTACCGAGTCTCCAAAATGCTGATAGCTTCCATGAAACTAACACCTTCTTTAACTTTAACGGTATCAACTCCATCACGGACTACACCACAGGCAAAACAAAACCAAGAAGCTGTATCAGGATATAACCGAGCTGATGGCTTATTATCATGCCCATCACCATGTAGATCACAGGGAAATTGTTCTTCTCGGTCTTCACCATCGGTTCTGACAGGGTAACCATAGTCGAACAAAATCTGGGCAATAGGGATCAACTCTTTAATTTGATCCAGTCTTTTTCTTGTACGAGGGTTATCTACCATCAGAGTTTTGCCCTATCCCCGTTACAAAGTACTGTTAAAAATGGAAGCTGCCCATCTGTAGGATGTTTATAATAGGTCTCCCCACAAATTTCACAAATACAATCTCCAGAAGCTTGGATGTAATCGGGAGTTGCCTGAATCTGTTTAAAAAACCGAGACACATACCCTTCATTAGCTTGGCTAGTAGTCCTACAAACCCCATAACTACTGAAAGCTACACGTTTTACGCCTTTTTTCATAGAGTTCATATGACCGCTTTTAGTGATACCTACCGTTTCGTTCAAATAACTGATAGGACAACCATCCCAACACTCCCACTGTTCTACCGTTTCCATCCCATTCTCATCTGAATACCCCCGTCGAGTGGCATCCGTTGGACGGAACCTCCACAGGTCTTTAGAAGTCCGACCGCCATCACCATCTGGCCGTGTGTCTACTCTGTTACCAGGGATTTCCCTGAAACCTAAATTTCGACACTGAGGTTTATGTTCAAAAACAATGTTAGATGGGAACCTGCCTTTTACATGAGGTTGAGATTTCCATTCACGCATATCAGGGGAGCTGTTGAACATCCGATCATCTCGGACAGTAGCATTACAGGTTCCCCAGACACCTGAACCCAATGGCCCTCTTACACGACTTACACGACTTTCATCAAGATTAAGCCCACCAGTACCCCACTGGATTACATTGTCCACCACAGAACTGTTTATGGGCTTTCTAGCTATGGTTATAACTATCATTGATCACACTTATTAGGGATAAGAAACTCTAATCCTTTTTCAAACTGCTTTTGTTCCTGACTATATTTAAGTCTTTCTTCACAAATTTCACAGTATTCACTAGAAATCTCACTTCCAATATAATTTCTTTCATTCAATAAAGACATTTTAGCGGTAGTTCCAGACCCCATGAAGGGATCATAAACTAAACTCCCTTTATTACCCCAAGAAAGGATATGATCATTAGCTAACTGCTCAGGAAACATAGCAGGATGCCCTAGAGCACATGTATCTAATGTTGTTTTATTATGGCCATTACGGATTTCCCAAATATTAAAACGGGAGCCCCATTCCTTTAACATATTTTGTTTATTATGTCTTATCTGTTCCCCCTCAGCATTCCTATAATGACCTTTTATAGATTTTTTTCCATTGAAACATTTGTTTTTTCTGTCTTTAATGCAATTAAATACTTGCGGGGTACCCTTAGAAAACACAAACATATACTCAAAAACATTTGAATATCTATTTGTTTCTGGGAATGCAATTTTACCCTTGTGATATATCATTGTATCATGGATATTAAATCCACATTCCTTGAAATACAAAGCTTGTTTAAAAGATGTTCCTGTTTCACTACCCTTAACCGTAGCATCCCCCACTACCCAAACTACAACACCACCCTCTTTTGTAACCCTAAATAACTCTTTAGCTATTTTCTCAAAATTAAAAGTGTAATCATTATATGTTCTAAGGTTATCATAAGGGGGAGAGGTAACTACTAGATCTACAAAATTATCAGGCATCCTTAACATAGTATCAAGGCAATCCTCATTATAAATTTTATTTATTTCCATCAGGTTCTCCAAATAAAAAGTCTAAACCTGATTCTTGAGTTATTTGATCCCTTACTTTCTCTAACCGTAGGTCACAGATTTCACAGTAATCACTAGAGATTTCACTCCCGATATAATTCCTTTCATTCAGTAAAGACATTTTAGCGGTAGTCCCTGATCCCATAAAGGGATCATAAACTAAATCCCCTTTATTACTCCAAGAAAGGATATGGTCATTAGCTAATTGTTCAGGGAACACAGCAGGATGGATAGTTTTACTTGAACCCCTGGATACTATCCAGACATTAAACCTTCGGGAATATTCTTTTACTGTCCTAGTTTCCCCCGTATACCTTCGGTCTTCTTTACAAGAACGGGTTTCTCTTTTAGAGGATTGGCCAAAACTTTTATTCTTTCGGTCTGCTAACAGATTTAATGTTTTAGGTTTCCCCTTAGAGAATACAAACATATACTCAAACACGTTGTAATACCTACCCTCTGTAGGGGCTTGGGGTGAGGGCTTTTCCCATATCATAGTATCATAGAGATCAAAACCTGCCTCTTTAAAGTATAATGCCTGATTAAAGGATGTTCCTGTTTCACTACCCTCTACCGTAGCATCACTAACAACCCAAACTACAACACCACCCTCTTTTGTAACCCTGTGGAGGTCATCAATAAGAGGTTTCCAAACATGCTCGCCCCATGATAAACCAATACCTGAATTATATGTTCTAAGGTTATCATAAGGAGGACTTGTGACAGTCAGGTCAACAAAGTTATCAGACATCCTTGCCATTGTATCAAGGCAATCCTCATTGTAAATTTTATTTATTTCCATCACAACCACCTAAAATAACTATCACTGACCATCTGATTCAGATAATAAATCAGACATCCGTTCACACACTCCCATGTTTCCACGGTCTCCACACCACCACTTCAGCACTCAGGTTTATGTTCGAAGATCATGTTGGAAGGGAACCTGCCTTTGTCGTGGGGTTCACTTTTCCAGGCTCTCATCTCAGGCTCTCATCTCAGGGGAGCCATTGAACATCCGATCTGATCGAACCGTAGCATTGCTCGTGCCCCAGACTCAGGCTCCCTGGGTGCCCTGTATGTGGCTCTCGTCAATATTGAGGCTACCAATACCCCATTGGACGATATTGTCCACTACAGCCCCACGTATGGGCTTCCTGGCTACGGTAACGACGATCATTGACCACACTTCGTCTTGATTTCCTCACACGTATTGATGGTCTTCAAACATTGTGGATTCAAGGAGTGTCCACACTCCTGAGTTTCGACACAGAACTGCACACAGGTCGGCCCATCAGGGATGTCTTCCCCTTCAGGACAGAACAGCTGCTTCATCCTGTCACAGGCTGCCGGACAGGATGATGTTCCCTGCGGCTCGATGGGCATTGGTGGGGGTGTTAATTTACATGACACTACCAACATTAGAACAATAATTATGATTAGTAAATTTCTCATTTTATTTCCTCCCACGGGGCGGTGATAGTCCAGATGTCACGGGTTTCCCCCCATTTGATATAATCCTTGTCCATCAAGTAGAATCCATTATCTCCCCAATTTTGGCCCCAGCTGTTTTCACCAATAAATTTACCGTCTTGGTACCCAACCAAAACAGTTGCATGTCGGCCTGTAGTGTCATCAGGTTTAGACAATACATCACCAGTTCGATATTTATTCCAGTTTTTACCCGTAGCCGTCCCAAATACTACAGGGTTGCCAGCATTGAGACATTGAATAATATTCTCCACCCTGTCATTACCAGAGGATTTGATTCTGTAGAAAGCCTCAATCTTATGCTGGTAGGCTTTACACATAGCCAACCATGGAGGTGTTTGATTGATATTCTCAATGACAAAGGGCCAATCTGCATCAGGACACACTCCCCACCGACGGAGTACATCACAAGCCAAGGAAATGTAAGTCCCACTATCTTCCCCTGTTTGTTGAGGGAATTGGAGTTCCCTGGCCAGATAATAAATGGCCATAATAGACAATTCTACATGAGCATCATGGCCATATTTCATGATCCGTTTGAGTTCCAGTGCTTTAATGACAGCATGACCCACACAGGAACTTGTCCTGCGTTGGTTTTGTGGTGGGGAGGAGAACTCTCGAAGGTCTACATCATCTGTCCTAGCCTCAAGCCTGGGTTTCAATTTGTCTTCAAATACCCAATGCTTGTCACTGAAGGGTTCAGGGATATACCCATTCATTTTAATAGCCATAATATCCTCCTATAAAGTTAATTTAGCATAGAGGGTTTATAATTTGGATTCCATCGGATATGTTCCTGCCCTTCATCTTTTTCCAACATGCCTATCTCCAACATTTCATAAAGGGCTGTGTAAAGCATATCACTGAAAGGATTCGATGACCAGAACAAATCCTTAATTTTCTGGGGACTTCCTTTTTCATCAAGTACAACCCCTAACACAATGGCAAGTTCATGAGATGCTACATCCATGCCACCCCAGTCAACTAACCGTTCCTTCAATGTTTTCATAATTCCATTCCTTTCAAAATATGGGCAATAACATCAATAGTCCAACCATTCCCCAGCATTCTGTACCTCTGATGGTTCGAGGCTATAGATGTGTATCCTCGGGGGACAGTTTGTAAGACTTCACATTCTTCTGGGGTCATGATTCTATATTTAGTCTTGTCTTCGTTATAAACTCCAACCCCCTTGGTTCTTCCCCCAGCTGAAGCTCTTAGACATGAAGCTTTACTATCAAGAGCTGAAGGAGTGTCCGCTTTGTACGGGAATTTAATGTCATCTTTCCATTCAGCTTCAGAATCATCATCTAGGACATCACATAAAACAAGTTTTTTATCATCAGGTTGGTCAATAAAATTCCCGATTATATAATCACCATCACCAGGGATATTTGTCCAATATAACCGTTTTCTATTCTGAGCCGACACAAGGTTGGAATTGATACGAGCACAACTCACACCGAGAAGTTCTGTGATAGCATATTCGTATTCCCGTTTCATCTTTACGTTCTCAAGAAGGAAATACTTTGGTTTACACTCTCTCAGAAGTCTAACGAATTCAAAAAACAGTTTACTTCGAGGGTCTTCAAAATTTAAACCTTTACCAGCAAAACTGAAGCCTTGGCAATTATGCACTATATGATTATTAGCCACATAAGAGTTGTCATCAGCTACTTCAAGATTATATACAACTCCTGTAGATTCTATCTCTTTTATCTCCTTTATAGGGTTCCATACCACATCATCAATCACCCATGCCCTAGACTGCTTTGGATGATATTTTCTATAACTAATAGTATAGGTGTTTTGTTGATTTACAGTACGACCTTCTATAATTGTTTTTTCAGGTCTGATTGTGTATTCAATACTACAGGTTGTCCTATACACTTTTGCTATTGCTAATGCTAAAGTTCCCACTAAATCCTTGGAAATAGTTGTTGCTCTATAGATATTATTCCTATAACTACCATCTGCAAAATAATACCCTTCTAAAACTTTCTCTAATAAATTTTTAGGCAAGTCTAATAGCATCTTAGATAGATATTTATTCCCAGCACCTATACCACAATATTTCTCTGCTATTTCTACCAACCTCTTATTACAAAAAACAGCTCTATAGGTACTTTTTGTATGTTTGTAAAAAGAATGTTTTAGTTTCACACTCTGCTTAAATAATTTTTTTTCATGCTCTCCTACTGATATAATTAATTGCCCGTGTCTATGATTAGGTCTATTTTCCGATATTCTATAGTCTTTCCTTGTATGACCATCACCTATATACACCCCTAGCAGATAGCATTCCTCGGGAGATATATTTAATGGGTTCTTTTCTTTCCTTAAAATGGGTGTCCCTATATAATCATTTTTTTTAATATCACTAACCCCCACCCACTTTGGGTTACTAAAAACCCACTCATACGTTTTTTTTTCATTATTCCACAATCTTTTTCGAGACCTAACATAATATGGATGATTAGCAGTAGTTATGGTTTTAGTAGCCCCCTGACTCAACAAAACCCATAATTGTTTATTATTGTTACCAACTTTTACGACTCTTTTATAATTACCGTTATGTGTCAACACTTTATCATCAACACATACATTTTCAATTAGCCTAATGTCATTTTCACATATAACCTTCGTACCTGCTAAAAAACAAGGAGACCCGCCAATTAATAAATCAATTTTAGGTAAATCCTTACTAAAAACCTGAGTAACATCCCCCAATTGGATTGTTTCGGGGTAGTTTTTCATGGTTACTTGAATAGCAAACTTATCAATCTCAGAAGCATAGTAACGAGCTGTTTTAATACCAACACGTTCCAAAGCAATCTGCCCACAGGACATACCGTCAAATAAAGATAATATGTTCATGCCTTTCTTTTCAGGTTTCTTTTCAGCATTGTCATGAATGTGTTTGAAATATCGGGAAGCTCCTCCTAAGTCACCGTAGCCTGGGTCTCCACGAACATCATCTACTGAAATGTCTTGCCCTAGACCTTTACCGTTTCCAAAAATGATTGAGGAAGTGGAGATGTTGGCCGTTCGGCCACCTGATGATTTGGTGGGGTCACCACTCTGTACGTCAATCTGCCGTACAGGACAGTCCCCGACACACTCCCAGGATTGGATTGATTCCATACCAGACTCGTCACCGAACCCAACTGTATAACTGACTCCTTTTACACCAATCCCTACACCACGCCCCCAGATATTGCCATGCTGTTCTCCCGACAAGATTCGTTCCTTCACAGGGAGTTTGTCGAAAGTAGTTTGAGGTGCCCCTTTAATCTTAGAAAGTCCCAAGGAAACACACTCAGGCTTGTGTTCAAGGATGACATTTGAGGGGAATCTCCCCTTCAGGGAGTTTTCTTTGATTTGCTCCTTCATCATGTCAGCATGACGTTGGGCATCTTCAGGTCGATGCATCCAGGGCTGGCTCCAGCCACCCCGTTTCTTATCTATGGTTTCAGGCCGTTCATCACCGCCACCCAACCGTTCCCCTGTTGGAGTTATCCTGCAAGCATCAATATTGAGACCACCAATCCCATTCTGCTGGATGTTATTCACCAGTGTTTTCGGGAAAGACTTTCTGGCAACGGTAATAACTATCATTCTGCAATATCTATTCTCTGCACACAATCCTCACAATTACTTTCACCAATGATGAAAATCTTATTATCTGGAATATCCCCAGTTTCAATATGACCGGTCCATAAGAAATTGGCTCCCAAATCAATATAATTATCATCGTCTTCAGATTTGAAAATCAACCCATGAAAAAGAGTTCTACGAGTGTTCTCAGAAACCAAGATGGTGCTGACCATGATATTGTTTTTCTCAACAACAGTAAAAGCATCGGCCAGAATATCCAATGTCAGGGAACCTTGAAAAGGTTTCCCCGACCAACCTTCAATCCGTTTCAAGGTTTTATCAGAAGCAGGGTAAGTTCCAAATATGATATTGAATTCCCGAGCCATCCATTCTAGTTCCGCTTTCATTTCTTCTTTATCTTGAAAATCTATGAAATGCTGTACAACATCTTTAACAACCCCAAAAACAGCTAGGTATGGATTTTTCTTGTGTATAGGTTCCATATCATACTTAATGTAACCCTTAAAAAAATCTACAGATTCCTGATAAGCCTCAATTGCAGTTACGTTCTTGGGCACCCCATGTTTCAGTATTCGTAACCCTAAGTCTAAAGCTGCTTGGTGAACATTCGGATGTTTGTCAATTTTGATAAGTTGAAACATTTGTTTAGCCCCTAATGGGCGAACCAAATGAGACAAGGGGATTGGTTCCTCTTCTCGACCTTTTGCCCACGGTACCAAGGCTTGAAGTTTTTTTTCGGCCTCCCCTGGGTATTTAATATCTGGAATCAAATGATTTGAAATAGCCATCAATTCATTGAATGTTGTCCAGTGTGTTTTAGTTGCATCCTTCATTAAAAACTACCTTTCCTTTGGAATTTTTATTAATAGGTATCAGTTTATCAATCACATTCTTTAGAAGGTTTTCTCCCCACCACAATTACTTCCCAAGCTGGTTTTAACGCAGTACCATACCCTTCAAACTTCTCAATTAGGGCTTCGTCTACTGTATCTGCTCCAGCTTCTTTTTTTCTCTGTAAAGCTTTTGATATATTAAGGCTTTTTGGAAATCCAGACCCAAAAATCCAGGCATTTATATGTATATCTACGAAGCCAGCCTGCTCCATGGCAGCAACTAATCGATGGTAGGTTCGAGTTCCACCAAATGCTTTAATAACACCCCCTGGTTTTAATACCCGAAAAGCTTCAGTTAGCCAGTCTAAATGCCAAGCTTGTTGAGAGTTCATGGGTATATCAACCTTAACAGGTTTGTTGCAGGCACATGTCTTATCAAGGTTGTCCCATTTCTTATTCATGAAGGAAATTCCTGTTTCACGTCAGCCGTATGGCGGATCTGTACAAATAGCTCCTACAGACCCTTCTGGAAAACTATGCATACATTCTTTGCAGTCCCCAGTGTGGATTTGTAAGTTCTGCACAGAACCAGCCATACGACTGATTTTGTTCTCCTTACTCATTTTTTTAATCCTCCCAATCTTCCCCACAAGCTTCGGCTGCGGCATTCCTCAAGAAAGAATTAAGGTTCGGAACTTTGTAAGACTCACTGGAAATTGGAATCCCACAACATACAGGTTTCGGTGTGCTACTGTCACTTTGTGGTAATAACGCAGCTTCCTCATCTGTCCAAGATTTCCCACACACATTACAATGATAATAATGGGTCATGGACTCTCCTTATAATCAAAGTCACCGTTAGTATCCATCATATTTTTCAACCATTTCCAGCAAACCCACTGGATTCCCAGAATTCTATCTTCTCTGAAGATCCATCCATAAACAGAATTTCCCCTGACTTGATATCTAATTCTAAATCCTCATATATCAGGTATCCATTAAAAAAGCATTCTTCATCATCAGTCATATAAAAATATTTCTTGTAGTAACATCTCATTGTGTAAGCAAACAACCACCCACCTAAATGAATTGATTGTATGTTGTCAAAGTTTTCAAGTTCTTTTTTGAATTGTTCTTGAGACACTAAAGCAAAAGAATTATGGTCAGCTAGGGTTAATTGCATTGCTTGCAGTTCAACTCTATCTTGAACTAATATCATGTTTTTTACCCCATTTCTAGCATGTCTGCTGTATTTAATAAAATAGTAGCCAATGGTTCCGTAATTCCAAGTTTCGGAAACAGGACTTTCACCATACCAGTCTTCAAATCATTCCCTTTGGCCACAGAAACGGCCTTCCAGTCACATATCATCTCAATCATGTCAATCAAATGCATCCCAGCAATACCCTTTTCAAAATGTTCAGGGTGATGCCTGTTTTCGGCATAATGATGTTGGAGAGCAGGACCGAGTTCTTTCACAATGGCTTTGGCTTCAGGGGAACCAAATTGTTTACCCTTCAGCTGAGGGATTACCTTAGCATAGGTCGAGAATTCTTCATCACTGAGCTTGGATTGATCATGGGCTGCTTGCCTGTACTCAACCTCGTCCAGGACTATCTGCATTTGGTTAAAAACATCAGTCTGATGAATTAAGACTTCTGCTCTATAATTTTGCTCTGCCAACTTTGAAACTTCATCTACGTTTTTTTCTAGCTTACTCATCTCCACCTCCTGATTTTTTGACATGGCCTCCATCTTCAACACCATCCCCACCAATATTGAGAATAGCCCCATCTAAATTAAAATAATTATCCAACCCGTTTTGAGGATCATTATCATTAAGAAGGCAAGTACGAGCGATACCCTCCAGATAACTGTAACCAACATGACAAGTATTGATGTGAATTTTCATACCCTCAATCAGGTTGGTTAAACGTTGAGTTAAAGCCGCACATGATTGAGTAATCTCCTGAGTTGCTTCTAACTCGATAACACACTGATCCAGCTCTCTATCATGCAATGCAGCATGTCCGAACCAACCAGCGCCAATTAGGAATAAGATACTGCCGAGAATCAGAAGAATCTCGATAGAAAAATATACTTTTTTACTTATGTTTATTATCATTATTATCCTTTAAACTCAGTAAATATTTTGAGAACGCCTCATTTAAGATTAAAATCAAATTAGATTTGTCATCCTGAAAGTGGGATACTTCAAAATCGAAGTCCTTACTGTAAGAAGGAAAAAGTCCTAGGTCTAAATATTTTTTCAATAAGGATAACATCACCATTTTACACTGCTGTTTTAAAGCAGGGGTATTTTTTTGAAATAAGAAAGGCTTTAAAGATTCCCTCATCTCGGTTTCTATTTTTTTAACAATATTGCGGGTTTCATTAATTCTTGACATTACCACCTCCTGAACAAGTTTTGGAACTCGGGTAAAACCGATCGGCCTTAATTACTTCTACCCCATTCTTGGAGACCCCCATTATAAACAAACCTGGGGGTTCCAGAAGTTTTTTTAAAGTAAGTTTTCTGCTTATTATTTGGATAAAGTCTGATTTTATGTGCTTTGTTTATTTTCATAACTATGTTAAATTATTTAATGTTTATTCCAGTCCCTTTTGCCTACCAATTAAGCCGGACATGATTAAAATCAATAACCCATACAAAAGGATTCATATCCCACGGATACATAGGATAAAGGTTATCCCAAACCTTAGCAAAATGGTTTATGAAATCCACTTTAGAAAATCCATCCTCATTAAATCTAACCATTTCAGTAAAGTCTATCCCCTCCATTCTAAGATCCTCATCCGTGATGGCATTTAAACCCTCTACTCGAATATCCTTGATCTTGATCTTGATCCCATCAGGCAGATTCATTATATCACCAATAACACAATCATATGGATAAGGGGCAAAATGAACTAAACCCTCATCGGGGTTACCTGATTTGTAAAAATACACACCAAACCCCTTGATGCCTTCACTGACAATGCTTTGAAGGGGTTCGTTGCCTATTTCAGGCTGTGTTTTCACAACACGTCTGGTTACGGTTTTTATTCCGTCCTTAATCACAGGAAGAAATTCGGAATTAAACCGTATGGGGAATTGCTGACCCGGTTTTAATTCAGGATGCAAAAACCAAAAATCATCTAAAGAAGCAAAATTTTTCCCATTGTGCACGAAATACGTTTTCCCATCCGATTGAGAAACCGCAAGTGGTATGTAAGGATTCAATACATCATTCATTTGTTTTGTTCCTTCAACGCTTAATAAGAGTTCTAAATATTATAGTTACTAACTCTATTTTTACAAGGATTAGTCATAAGGGACTTGAACTATTAACCCTACTAGTTAACTACCCTTTTCTTGCTTCATAGATAATAGTTTCGTCCTTGCCCCAAGGGCAAAGCATTGACCAGATTATCTGGCATTTAATCCTCCACATCCCATAAATCAATAGGTTCTTGTTCAACAATTTCTGGTTTATAGTCGGATTCAATCAACCGAGGAATGTACCCCTGTTCGCTGTCCCAATATCTAATTCGGGAGGTTGAAATCCCAACGTAATCTTCTTCACTATCTACCCCAATGAAATCATGACCTGTCTGTATACATGCAATCCCCGTTGAGCCACTTCCCATAAAAGGATCAAGAATTGGCCCATTAGCCACAGGCACATCGTCCAACAAACGTTCCATTAATTTAATGGGTTTTACCGTATTGTGGCTCATACCTATACAAGTTTGAAAAGTGGGTGAGCCTTCCACAGAAAGATTCATCACATCTCCAGTATAAGGAACAAGCTTAATTGATTCTACACATCTAAGTACATACCCAACTCCTTCGTGTACATACCCAACTCCTTCATATCCCGTGTAAACAGGTTCCTTTTCCGTATCAAATAAAGAAAGAGGGGTCATTGTATAATCCCCTTTCCTAATATCTTTTGCTTCAATCCAATTAACACTACCCCCAATAGGAATCTGTTTTCTGTCGGGTCTCCAAATCAAGTATGGGTGGTTGTCAGATGAGGGGGCAGTATGATTTGTCCCTTGGATATGAATATCATACAAATGAGTGGATGTATACAGATGTCGACTAACGTCAGATACGGCATTAAATTCCCCATTTGCACTAAACACCCTGTCTCCAATTTCTATCTCTTTTATAGGATGGTAACCCTTTATAGTCATCACTAATGTATCTGGATGTAAACATGGATGGAAATTCTTAATTGGATTTACACCTCTATTCCGAGGATTGTCATCTCCAGGATTCCCTTCCTTACGACCACAGTTACGTTGTTGAGAATTAATAGAATAACACCCAGCCTCCCGTTCAGACCGGGAAGCCTTGGGTACATAATGGAAATGGCCAGCTTCTCTCACCCAAAGGATAGCATCACGGATATCAAAACCTGCATCCTCAATCCTACAAGTTCCAGTATGCCCTGTTGGTTCTGATTCTGGTGCTACCAATAGTAAATGAGCACCAGGCATCAAAATTCTTTTCAGATCTGCTGCCTGTTCCTCAGTTGGTTGACCAACAGCAATGACTCCAGGCCAGGAGTTATCTTTTTTTTCCCCAACTTCCCAGGTACTAATATCAGATATATACAAAGCCTGCATATAAGGAGTGGATATTAAAGTTGTAAGATAATCTAATAGTTCTTGTGGTATTTTCATGTTTATGTTTTCTCTCAAGCATTTGAAAAAACGAGAGGCTCCACCAGAATCCCCATAATAATCAGGATTGTGGTCGAATGCAGCAGTGGCTTTCTGGCCAAAGAAATCACTCTCATAAACTATCCAGTATCTCCGCCGTTTTGTCAACTTCGTCTCCAACCACTTGATTCTGATTTGAAGTCATTGGCATATCGAAACATGTCAAAAGACGACGACATGGCCATTCAACACGAGCCAAAAACATCTCAAAAGGTTTTTGGTCACGGGATTTTAAACATTGAAACTGAACTCTGTTAGCAGAAATAAGATCCTCGTCAATCCAAGAAGACGTAACAATGTCAGCAGAACGCTCACATTCATTTGCATAGCTCAAAGCTGTCACATCATATCGAGCTGCTCCTGTCTTCTCTTTAATCTTCATTGCTGACCGCATACCCTCACGGCTGATTTGAAATAACCCCACAACAGCAATACCTTCACCTCGATTAAACGACATTGCCAATTTTTTAGTATCCCGAATGATTTCATTATCCCTGTCAGTACGGCTGGCCACCCATTTACGAGGGGAAAGCAAACTCACATGGTCAATGACAATCATTCTGAAGGAACTCTTGGAATAGATAAGTTCAGCCTTCTGCCGAAGGTTATCCATAGTGAAATCCATCCTGTTCGGATCAGCAACTTCGATATGGATTTTCCCATAGTCTATTGGTTTTGGATAAGGTTTACCCATCTCATCCACAGTACAACTCAAAATATCCTTAGTCACAGGGTCATGATACTTTTTCCCTGTCAAAGGGCATGTATCCACATCTATGGACTTGCCATTAAAATCAGGTACCACGTAATCAAATAGAAACCTTTTTGCATTAACATGATGCCTATCCAAGGTACCATCACGAAGATTCTCATACTCTAAACCAACAGTATCTGCAGGGGACGATTGAAGCCCTAAGTAGTACCTGATCAATCTGAATTTGGGGTGGCTTGAATGAATAGCGTACAGAAGATTCCTGCACTGCTCGTAAGGCATCTCCAAACTGAATAATAAACTGGAATGTAGATGATAGATGGCTTGATTATATATCCAATTCAAAGCCCAAGTACTCTTCATGCCTCCTGTAAAAGCAGCATGAATCCACAATTCAAATTTTCTAGCCCCGTTAGTAGCAACATCAATTTGAGTCAATCCTGTATGTTGGCCTATTCCAGCTAAAGGGTCAGCCTCGACACGTTCATAACGGCGTGTGAAATCTTCACCATCCTGAGTTACTTCACCTGAGAGCCGAGAGCCTGTCACAGGAGCTACTACGGCATGACTTTTTTCCAGAAAATAGTGAACCGAATCCATTGGACCCTTCAACATCTTCTTATCACGACCTTTTCTAATCTCCAATCCCGTTGTCAGGATTGTACCGACATCTTTCATCAATTCCGTGACTTCTCGAATACGACGTTCCTCTGCTTTCACTCCAAGTCTGGTGTCAAAATCACCCTGGGAAAACCCCTTAATGTTCTCCAACACTCGCAGACGTTCAAGGACAGTATCCTCACCGGTTCTGGAAAAATGGGTTTGCAAAGTGCTGATGTCAGGAACATGGTTATGAGCTCTGATAAACTGTTTCACAAATTCCCAAATGACCACATCTTCAGGAAGGTCAAATTGTAAGCCTGAATCATCGAGTTTTATGTAGTTTCGTAAAAAAAGGTCAAGATTGTCCCCTGGTGCAGCAATAAACGTTGAACGCAATAATGTTTTCATTTACGGCCACCCCATTTTTTCTTCTTGTCTTTTTCTTCCATACGCCGAACTTCATTATCAGGATCAAGTTCACCCACCATAGTAGAAGGTGCAGCTAAACCTGTGGGTGCAGTATTTTGTCGGGAATAACAAACTGTGGGTTTGATTGGTTTGGAGGGGTGAACTTCTTGTGTTATGGGTGCAGCTTCCCCAGGCACACTAGTTCCAATGCCCATTGAAGATACTCCAACATATGGGTCCAATGCAATATGCTCCCAATCTTCCATATGAGAGCCGACATGAACACTATATGAAATATGGCCTTCCATCAATGGATATGAAGGCTGGTCAACCACCCACGTTGGTTTGTCTCTGAAATCCCTGAGTGTCAAGGTTTCTAACATAACCTCAGACATGGCTGAATTTCTGGCAGCCTTCACCCCCAAACACACAATCAATAATGCAGGATGCTCTACCAATTCCGATAATGCCTCAATAGGTGATTTTTCCATTTTCTGACGTTCATTTTCTCGAATCCCTACAATGTCGGGGTCGTAAACATTCAGACCTTTAGACAACCAGGCATCCATCAACAATGCATCCGAAACCACAAGGAAATTCCAACGTGGTCCCATCCGTACAGCCACATGTCGAATATGCTGTTTCAGATTAAAGGATGTAGATGTAATCATTATATTAGTCTTGTGTTTATTAGACAGCTGGGACGATTTGACAGGAGCAGCCTTTGACAGACCTTTCCAACCTCGTTCTAAATTAAGTTTTACATCTCGAACCTGCACACAACTGCAAATACGGGTCACTTCCCCCATAGCTACTAAAGGCCGTTCTTCTCGTGTTAAAGATACAACACCTCGGCCACGGCAGAAAGGGCAATTGGGAAGTCCATCACCAGATGGATAATCACTCATTATCAACCTCCACGAGCATCTGAAAGTAATCCACTGAAAATATCCGAAATATCATTAGATACTTCAATAACGGATACGTCATTCTCACCTTTGAAGCGTTTTCCCAAAACGGTTTCAATCAGGTTCATTTTCTTACCCAAAACACCCATAACTCGTTTGTCAATCGTAGCTCCATGCATATGACTACTGGCTACCAAATGAAGGGCATAGCAGGTATCATGAACACTCCCTATACGAATCATCCGACCGACCAACTGGATGAAATCACCCGCTGACCAAGGTGTGTCATAACAAATAAGAGCCTTAGCTGCCTGAAGATTGATGGCATCTGAACCAGCCATCGTAATACAAGCTACCCGTACATCAGAGTTCGGGTCCTGAAAGGCTGCCTTGGCTGCCTCACGTTGATCCTCATCCTCAGAACCTGTGATCCGAACAGCAGGTATCTTGGCTTTGGCTAACCTCGGCATAATGATGTCCACCATCGTTCGGAACCGAGTGAAGATAATGACATTTTCTTCTGCAAAATCTCCATTAGATAGAATATCTATCAAGGTCTCCAACTTGGGTGATAAACAATCGGTTGCCCCTATTAACTCCAAGTCATTCACAATCTCCTGACAATAAATGAGGGCAGTCAATTTTGTAGTTTCCTTATCGATCAATCCATTTTCAGTCCCTATTTCCAACAAACCTTCTAGAGCTTCCTTATATTTATCATCCTGCTCGTGGGTCATCTCCACGGAGATATTCTGAATAGTCAAGGATGGCAACTCTGAGGCCACTTCATACTTGGGACGGCCTAGAAAATATGGGGCAATTGTATTCTTGAATTCCAGAACTCGGGACTTGGTATACCCAACTATGACAGGGACTTGACGGTTGCTTTTTGGTATTTTCTGCATCCTGGTTATACAGTAATGCTGCATGAACTGACTGGTTGACATCTGGAATAATCCTGGTACCACCACTTTATAAATCCCGTGGCCTTCCATCAGATTGTTCTTTATGAGTGTTGCCGTCAATCCCCACACTTTGTCGGCTTGTTCTGCCAGATGTTGACAGACCTGGTGAACCTGAGTCTTGGGGTTTTTAAATGCAGTGCAATTTGATACTAAAACACCCCCCGCAAAATAATTATGATTATCTTCAACCTCTAAATTATAAACATATTGATCTTTATCTGAGGAGGGTGGATTCCAAATAGATTTATATAGTACCCAATCAGTAATCAGTTTATTTTTTGGTGTCACATCTAAAGAATGCGGGTATTGGAGTTGTAAATAATCAGGAAATTTATACTCTACTCCAGGTAATTTATATGGCATTAAAGCTAAAAATTTACGAGCCTCTTTATCAGGAAGATAAATATGAGCTAGACATTTTTTAGAACCTGTTTTCCTATCTGACCGTTCCTTTGAGATTTTAATTTGAGCTTGTAGACCCCATTTCCAATTCAACCACCCAACTATCAATTCCTGTTCTTCAAAAGTAAAACCCTGAGTGTGTAAAGAAATTGAATATGTAAAAGTATCATTTTTACAAAGATAGGTTGTTAAAGACCCGTCATCTCCATACCACACAGCTAATCCTAAAACACCTACTTTATCCAACCAGTCAAAAGTCACGTGTTTTTTATTTCTCTGTCGAATCCGAGACTGTACTAACAAAGAAGTAATTCCAGCATTACCCTTTAATTGGAATCTGTTGAGAATAGATGTTTCTTTATAACCACTTTGACAAGATGTTATACCAGACACCCCTAATGATCCTAATACCTCTTTTTTCCAGTTTAAATAAGCTGATTGTTTTTCAGACTGAATAAAACATACCCCCCATAAATTTCTGTTTGGGTGACTTATACTGGCATCCCCTAATAAACCTCCAAGTACTATTTGCATCTGATCATCAGTCGGGTAGTTATTGCATAAATACTGAACAGGGCTATCTTTTTTTAATGCTGAAGCCACACATTCTTTATCATTAAGTTTATAATATTTATGAGTTTTTGTTACTCTAGTTTTCCCTCCAAATCTAAAAGTAAGGTGGAGTAATTTCTTACTGTTCATCTTAGTACGTATCCACCGGGTTACTTTTTTTTCTTCGATTTCACTAGTATTTAGATTCTTTGACATTACAGACACAGGTTGTTTTTGACATACAATTTTCCCAACCAATTCCTGTGTACCGTCTGCTAAAGTGATTGGTGTGTGGTACTGGAAACATTCGTCCGCAATCAGGACATAATCCTTAAAATGCTGAAGGTGAGTGAAATCCTGAACTGCTGACCGATAGCCCATTATCAGGACAGTTGGGCCAGTAGCTTTGGCAAAAGCTTCACGAGCTTTTGCCCGAACCTTGGGGCTGCCTTTACAAATGACGGTCGTGATACCCTGAGTAAACTTTTGAAACTCCTGTGCCCACTGTTTAGTGGCGGATTTTGTTGTTAAAATAATAACTTTTTGGCTAGGCTTCTTTGCCCAAAGATAGCACAGTGCTCCAATAGACTCCAAGGTGTTATGATTCACGAAACCATCGGCCACAAAACAATGTTCGGGATCACTAACTTCAATGTCAGCTACGGCTTCTTCACCATCCTTAATGTTGACGATGGGATCATAGAAAAAGTTATTCTCACACAACGATTCAGTATAAGAAACATCTACCCGATTTTTAGGAGTTATAAAGCCAATCTCTTCACCAAAAATACGGGTATCGTCTCCAAATATAGTTAATTTTTTAGGACCCCTGGATGAGATAACCCCAAATCTTAAAAGTAATATCTGGATTTCCTTCAGCATTTGAATAGAAGCACTTGATACTTCAATAATGCCCTTTGTAACAGAACCTTCACAATCAAAAAAAGCACGAAGGAATGCTGCTACTGATTCACGTGTACTTTGAAAAATATGCCTGGGAATATATTGATCTTTTGAAATACTTTTATCTCGTTCTGGCACAGGTAGGGTTGGTTTGATCTCAGGAAACTTTGATAAAGATCTGTCTATACAGATAAAATCCCCCTCTTGAAGGTTTCTAGTCTGAATGAACTCAAAAGTACCATCAGATTTCCTGACTTTTAAAGGGTGGACTAAAGACCCAGTTGTTTCATAACCTCTACGGGTAGTTATTGTTTTAGTAGGTTTAACCCCACAATTATAAAACTTTTTAATAGATGCCCATTTTGTCCCCGTCCAAACCTGAGTAGGTTGACTGAGCGGGTAGAACGTGTCAGGTTTTAACTCAATATTAACAGGAGCCAGATCCTTTAATTGCAGTAGCCCTCGATCAGTTAAAACCCAAGTAAGAAAACTGGTGCACTTACCCAATCCAGTGTCGTCCCCTAATATGAAACGTTTCATCAACAGCAGATGGAAAATCCCCTGAACCTGATAATATCTGATATTCAACGGTTTTTCTGTCCCATCAAAATCTGTGAATGTCTCTTTCAGAAACTTGGTTGGCTTCAAAACTAAATCTTGTCGTTCACGTATACCTTTCAGCTTCTTTTGAACTTTGTCCATATTTGACATAGGTATGCATCTCCCTTTTTTAACAGAGGTCAAACTTCGGCTATATATTTTAGTCATAAGGAACTTGAACTGTTAACCAAACGGGTTAACAACTGCCCTTTTCTTGCTTCATAGATAATAGTTTCGTCCTTGCTTGCCCTTGGGGCAATGCACTGACCAGAGCTTTCATCTCCACAAGCATTTATACTCTCTGAATGACTTTCAGCGAGTTGTTTTAAAATCAAAACCTTTGTGATCATTTCGTGATTATTGAAACAATCATAAAAGCTTTATAACAGATTTAAAGAATTAGTCCAAATCTTTTTGACTAATTCCCGTGTTTTCATCTACCCCAAAATGGATTTTTTTTTACTTGAGAAGAGTAACTAGAATTTCAGCAGTGCGGCCTCCACCTGAATAAAAACTCGAAGAATTTGTGATAGTCTCATAAAAGTTTTCCAGCCATTCTAGGAGTGGAAACAGAGGTATCTCTTTATTGGCTTTAATAGCAGCTTTGAGAGTGAGCTTATCATAGGTAACCTGCAAAATACGGGCTGGGCGTCCTCGTGCCCATTTAGCTGTTTGTTTGAGAGCCTCATTAATATTGGCAATGTAGTCTTGGTCTGGCTTCTGGGAACGGTTATAGTTGGGGACCAACAGTTCACCAATAACAATGCGATTCAAAGCTGCAATAAGGTATTTATCGTTAGGCTGTATACGCCATCGACGTTGTTCCTCGAAAATAATCCTAAAAGCATACTGAAGATATTTTGCAGGGACACCTGCCCCTAGTATTTGAGCTGTCAATTGTTGCATATAAGGTTTAGCAATCTTCCCAGCTGCGTTAGAAAAATCCTTAGTGATTACCTTGGCAGACTGAACAATTATATCCATGGGGGAATTAGTCATTTTGAAACACCTCCATCAACATCAATAATAACTCGTCCGGGGCCATCAATGGTAAGGGTTGCACCCTGACGTGTCTGGACAGATTTCACACCTCCGAAGGTTGCAATATTCAAATCCCAACCGGGAATGGCTACATGCCCAGTGGTTCGAATCATCGGGGCACTTTTAGGAGGTTCTGCCGTCCTTAAAAACTCCTGTACTTTCACGAAAACTGCTCTGTTTAAACCCAGGCTTTCCATAGCTTCAACCGTTCGGGGGCCTATGATGCCATCTACGGCACCAATGTTTTTTCCAATCCTGTGTAATTGCCCCTGAACAAATCTCTGATCAGGGTTATCACCAGCCCATGTTCCAACATCCATCTGAGTAGCAGCACAAACTGAGGGCCATGCCAAATGCCCCCTGCCTTCCGACATCAACTGGTCAAGGATAATCTTCCAATGTCCCAGAAAATAAAAAGCATTAGCCTTGGGTTGATCGGCTAATGGATACCGCTGATGGGGCATGAATCCCAAAGGTACCAGGAATCCCCACAAAGCATTCAACTTCGTTTGAGGGTCAGTGATATCATCTCTGTCCAACCGAACATAGATTTCTCGGCCAGCAGGTTTCAATGACAAAGGATTGTCCATCTCGATACCAGCTTCGGGACCTTCAAGAATCATTTGCCATTTGCCTATTTCAGCAGCTTTTTTTTCTGCTATTTGAAGGGCTGTTGCCATTTCACGGCAAACTAACAGTCCTTTATAATTAACCAAATTCATTCGGTGCATTTTCGTACCTCCACTATATAGGATTTAATAGGGCATTAACCATGAAAACTTTGGCTAATTTCCCTGCACCTCGGGCTTTTTTTATAGTGTTTCGAATAAAACCCGCTGCTTTTCCATGAGTATCCCAGTCAGCCAAGTAAACCTCCACCTTCAAACCTGCCTGTTTTGCAGCCCAATATGCCCATGAATCCACTCCATGGGCACCACCCGATACTATGGTCGTGTCTGGAGCTTTGGCTGCCACAGAGCCAATAAAATACTCAACAGCACCTTTAGCATCACACCTACGAGAACCTACAATGGCAATCTTCATATTGAAATTACCAGATTCTCCTGATACTCAGGGTTTTCTGCATGGCCAGCATAACCGAATGGGTTACAAATGAGCCGTGTCCGTTCCCACACCTTCCCTGGGAAGTCGAAGGTTGAATCGTAACTGTCATGAGTATGACCAAACACCCACAACTTTGGATGCTGTATGATAAGAGCCCTTTCCATATTGCAAACAAAAAAAGATTGCATAGGGGAACCCCACCATTTCTTATTAGAAGCTTGATAAGTTGGGATATGATGAGTCACGACAACATCCGTTGATTGAATGTTCTTGTGAAGAAAATCCACAGATTTAGCATTTACTTCAAACACCCACTCCTTAAAACCCCGAATAACATTAAAATCATTCAACATATTCCAATGAGGGCGAGCTTTTTCAAGATCAGGAAACCACAAGGTAGAACCAATGAACCTTTGACCGTCGATAGTTACATGACTATTTTCCAAAATATGAAGGTTCTTGTACTTAGAACTCAATCGTTCCAGCTCGGTTAGGACAGTATCTCGATCACAGGAATAAAATTCATGGTTCCCAACAACCATGACGATATGAGGGTATTTATTAACCAACAGAGGGATAAGTTCTTCGTATTGGTCAATAAGAGCAAAATCTCCCGCAATGACCAAAACATTAGTATCGTGTGGAGTAAGAGAATCTATAAAAGAGTAGCCTGTATCTTGATGGAATTCAGCATGGATGTCACTGATCACTTGTATGTTCATAAAAACCTCCTATTATCCATTTATCCATAACTAATCCTAAACTATTTCAAATCCCCAAACTCTTCCCTTATCACTTTCCTTAATAATGGAAGTCCCCTTACTTCAAGCGTAAAATACGACGAATAGTCTGAGGGTCAATGGTCTGTGCAGGAGTAATAACAAATCCTTTATAGAAAATAGTTGCTGAACGTATTTTTTTGGTCCACTTAGAACCTGTTATTTTGGCAACTTTGAAAACCTGATGGCCTTCTTTTCCATAGACATATACAACATCCCCAACTTTTACTTGAGCTTTTGAACCGTATTCAGGAGTATTTCCTGAATTCTTATCAAAGATGACAATATATTTGCCTTCTGTTCTGATTTCCTCATCATTCACAAATACTACCTCTTAATGGGCAGGAGTTATAGCCTGGTTACCTTACAGGTGTCTCTATCACATGGAAGTCTTTAGTCATAAGGGACTTGAACTGTTAACCAGTCCCTTATGACTAGACATTTATTCGTCCTCTTCAGGGACAAGGCATTCACCCTCTTCGGTACATATTGCATCACTCCCCCATCCACCACACAAGGTGCCTTCAGGGCAAAGTGTCCATCCATGTGGGTCAACATTGGAATTACAATGTAAACAAGGATCAAGAGGGTTTAATTGGCCGTTACCCATCCCCATCATGAAAGTTTCACCATCCTCATCTTCTTCTGATTCAATGTAGCAATGACCTGTTATCACGGTGATTTCAATTTCATGCTCAGCATTACATATTTCTATAATATGATTATCTCCACTACTAGGAGGTATTCTACCTTCAACATACCAAAAACCGAAACCTTCTGCACAACAGATGTTCTCGTCTTCGGAACTACATTCTCTCTGGTCATTAGTACATTGTTTCAACCATCGTTCTGTGTATTCAGAATCTATCAAAGTCATTGGACCATAACCATCAGGAGCTTCAATAGAGTCTGGATTATCTGAAGGTGCCCTCAGTTCGTAAGTCAGGCAGTATTCAGGCTCTCCTGCTTCCTCCCTGAATATTACACATATCTGACCTTCAAGACAAGTACCTTGTAAATCTTCACAGGAAGCATCTAAACCTGCCAAACATCCTTCTAATGGGTCTATTTCATCCTCACCCTCTTCACTGTCTTCTGAATCTTCTTCATCCTCACCATCTTCTTCATCCTCACCATCTTCGGTAGCTTCAGAATCTTCAGTGTCTTCTAAATCTTCTTCATCCTCACCATCTTCGGTAGCTTCAGAATCTTCTTCATCCTCACCATCTTCTGAATCTTCACTATCATCAGTGGCTTCCACATTACCCTCGATGTCTGTATCTCCACCCTCGATGTCTGTATCACCATCCTCGATGTCTGTATCACCATCCTCGATGTCTGTATCACCATCCTCGTAGGGATTACCAGCCGTTGTGAAGACAGTGCTTCCACACCCTGTCAGGAGACTCATCAAGATGATTACTACAAAGATAATTGCTACCAAGATTGTCATTTTCATTAAAATTGAATGTTTCATTTTCTTGCTCCTTTTTTATGGGCGTTGTTGCCCTCTTATTACAACAACCCAGAAGTTAACATAACTAAGCCGGAAATCGTCAATTATATTATTTTTTTTTGATATTTCCTGATTGCCACCATAATTTCCTATTTCCTCCTAATTAAAATAATATCTCCAAACCATGATCACGGGCAAATTCTCGACCACCGTTTTCATCAAGCATCAAAATTTCAGCACCTTTCTTATCCAATGCCTTAAATCCTATAACCTCCGTTCCTTTCCTAACAAGCTGGAGAGTGTAGATAAGGTTCCACGGAGCACCAAGAATACTCTGAGTAGCACTCATAACCCAGTTTGAAGGTATCGGTTGAGATGGCACTCCTACCTGCTTTACTTTCTTAACTTGGGCAGTCGTCGGGGGTGTTGGAACCCACCCAAGTATCTTGGCAATGTTACCAGCGGACATACGGACGTAAGGATAATTCACATATATATAACCCTTGGCAAGTTTATCAGGCAACCTGTTTCGGAGTTCTGCCCATGTAGTAAGTTGAGTTTGCGGTTTTCTTCCAACAGCACCCCAACCGATTTCAATAGCTTCACTCAATCCTCGACCAGAGGCATACCAATATTTATCACTAACTCCGTTTTTATTATTGACATTTACTCCTGTGAATTCCAATCGGATAGACCAAGGATGTTTTTTTTCAGCAATTGCTTCAGCCTCATGTAACATTAACAGTGCCATTTTTCAATCTCCATAGTTCAAGTGGCATTCATCTCTTCTACCCCAACAACCGAGAAGTCTTGAAAACTAAGCCAAAAAAACTAAATAAAAAAAATGGCTTAGTTTCCAAGACTTCTCGGTTGTTGTAGTAAGAGAGAGATAAAGAACACTGAAAACCTAAACGAAGGAACATGCTATGTTAAATAAAAAATGCCCCGTTTGCGGAAAAAAACATAAAATTTGGAATACAATCACCAAGTGTTTTTTGAGACACCCAGATAAAGTTCATTGGTTTGATATTTCCCAGCATCAATTTTTATCTGAGGAGTTCATTCGTGAATTCCAGGATAAAGTGGATTGGGTTCGGATTTCCCAGCATCAATTTTTATCTGAGGAGTTCATTCGTGAATACCAGGATAAAGTGGATTGGTGGAGTATTACCAAATGTCAAACTTTATCAAAGGGGTTCATTCG